TCATTGTTGGTCCGGTAGCCGGTCCCCAACACATTAGTCAGTATCTTTAGCTTCTTCTCTTTCACGGATCCAACCTGCCTTTGCTATCACATAGCTATCCGACCGGTCGGTATAACCAGCCTTTGGATTTCCATGTCTAGTGTATTCTACCTCAAAGCTGGGCACATTGTCAACAACAAACTGCAAAGAGACCTTTTTCGCTTTCTGCCCCTTTGGAATCTTAATCCCTACAGCTTTGCGCGCGCTGGTAGCAGCCAGATATTTGGGATCGGTATCAAACAAATCACTACAGATCCATGATAGTACACCGTTAAATCGCGACAAGAGAGAAAGAGTTTGAGCGGAAGAGAAGCCAGAACGAAAAGATTGCAGTGACTGTTCAATATAAATCTTCTTTATCCATGATTTCGACTCTTTATCGATCGCCACAAGTGCATCGCGGGCTACACGAGCCTTGTCGAAAAAATCTTTATGCTTTCGTAAATCTATATGTCCGATCTTTTCTATTTCTCCATCATCATTCAGGAGAGTATAGCCAGTTATACTGGTTGAGATGTCTAAGCCTAATATCATTATTTCCTCTTTACGCCAAAATCAATTTTATACCAAGCGCGTTCGTGTAAGTAATATAATATCATTTTTGTCAATACTTCTAAAGACCCGATTGTGAGCCCTATACGGGGGTCGCCTGACACCATCCATCCCAAGGCCACAGTATCTAACGTTCCAACAACGCGCCAAGTAATAGCCTTAAAGATATGCCGAAGGCGATTAATACGGGGCTTTGTCATTCCTATAATTTTTCATTCATGGCCCATTTAGCTGAATGTGCAAAAACATATCCATGTTCGGGATGGTCGGCGAGTACGGCGTCAGCTCGGCGGAGTGCTGTTTGCAGTGTATCCACTAGGGCGCGCAGGTCCCCTATTTGTTTTTCCATATCCCTATTTTTTTTACGCGCGATTGTGTCGAGTGTTGAATCGGTTGTCATTAGTAATCTAATTTCAATTTAAAAGTAAGCTCTCTCTCTTCTAGCTTTTTCACCGGTTTTGCAACCTTAGCAACTCCAATTAAGTTTTTATCAATGTCATACAGGCCGATCGTAGTAATATAAGTTATCTTTTGAAATGATCCTGTGGGATCTGCGTACGCCGAACTAACCGTGTTTTTGATGTCTGCATTAAAATTTTGTTTATAAGAAAGTGAGGAGGTCGTCATTGCTAACGGTGTGGTGTAGTCCCGATATGTTATATTATTTGAATGATTTAATTGATTCTTGGGAGCTGTTATAAAATACATCTGTGTTGGGATCTTGTTCGACCCGCTATAATTTAATAGACAACTAGAAGAAATAGCGTGAGGCGCAGACGCAGAGATAGTTTGTGCAAAATTAACCCATGCAGGATAATTGCGATTAGTTCCATAGCTTTCAGTATGAGATCCGCTCGAAAGATCCCAAGAGCCAGTAAGTATAATAAACCCCTCATTATATAAAATTATTCCTGCGGTACTTCCCGAGCCGACCGAATTACGGGGCGCTGTTTGAATTAAGTCGCCGTTATAGTTGATATCTTGAAGGCGCCCTACAAGAGTGCCGGTCACATAGAACCGAAGATCGGTGCTCCCTTTATTAATACTATCACCATAAAAAATTGAGGGGATCGATACTAGTCCAACGTCAATTGAGCCGGGATCTGAGCCAGAAGCTCCCAAATTTCTAGCAGAGGAGGAGAAAGCATAATTAGTATTTAAAATTTGATAATAATTTAGTGTGTTTTTAAGTGCATAAAGATATGTAACGTTTCCCGTCACTGGGGTGCTTGGTCCCGGCGGAACGCCGTCATCTGATTTAACAAACCTAGCAAAGCTTGCAGAATAATAATATTTTTGAAGTGATGAGCTAAGCGGCTGATATGAATATAAGACATCTCCAATATTCTTGGCGTTGTACTCCGCGTTCGACACGGATCTAAAATTGATACGCGTGCCATTTTTCACCAAAAAGGTGGCGTAATGTGGATTGGGGCCCACGTAATACGATGTAGGATCTGTGCCTGCTGCAACTGCTAGAGCAAAAGGATCTAGAGCTTGACCCGTCGTAGCAGAAGAGCTTGCTAGGGCAAAATCAAGTGTGCCGCTGCGATCAACATCCTGTTCATACAGGCTGATGTGGCCAGGAGGGACCCCTAAGATTCTAGAAGAAAAGGCCCCACTAATAGGCGCTTGGTTGTTATAGTACGACTCACCAGCATAAAAGACAAACGACGCCCTAGGAAAGGTCCCTACAACATTGATTATTTTGTCAGTGTTTTTAAGCTTGTAAAGATGCGGCATTGCATTGGTTTAATAGTCTAGTCTAACACGAAACACCACTTCATCAGTCTTATTTTTCTCCACCGGGGTGCTACAAGCGAAAGTTGCCATGCATACCTTATTGGCATTGTAGAGGCCGCCGCCGGTAATATAGGCCCGGGCCATCGAGGTAGCAGAGGTCTTAACACGAATTTGGCTGGCACTCAAATAAGTTGGATTACTTGAATAATTAAATTCATTGAAGTGAGCCCTACAATAATATATTGTTGAATTAATCTGAGTGGTGTTATTAAAAGAAATATTATACAAACGATTACGCAAAGCCGAACAACATCCTGAAACAGATGCACTTACCAATAACTTGCTTACGGTCTTATAGTTATTGGTGCCGCCGCCGGCTCCATTGTTGCCAATATAATTATCAGCGCCGGGGGTTGCGGGTACGTTGGATCCGGGGTCGCCCGGTTTTGGGAAGATACTGGCTGTCAGCACACATAAGCCTGTCTGATAAAAGATAAGACCCACACCAGATCCTGCAATAGCTGCAGAACCGGAGTACAGAATAGCATATTCGCCAACTGGTGAGTTATCTCTATACTGGCTAAGGGCTCCAAAGTCAGAAATTGTTTTTACCTTAGTGGGCGCTGCAACAGTGTTTCCCGTGAGAACTTGGATTGTAAATGACTGTTTCTGAATTTCATCCTTCGTCAGCAGTCGGGCGAAGTTAATAAAAAACACGTCTTTCATCTTTGTCCCGGTGGCGTCGCCCTTATTATCAAACTGCTTAATATTGCCGCTAATGTCCGGATAAAGGTGAGTCAGGGCCATCTGATTGTAAATATTTAGCTTGTACTCTTCCATGTTTTTGCCGATGGAGCCCGAAAGAGAGGATTTCGGTGATATCCCCACAGTCAAATCAAAAATATGATTGGCCGACGAACTTAAGTAGGGATAATCATAAACCGACTGAAGCATTTCTTTACCAGGAACGTAGTCTTTTATGTTGGTGGTAAATACGGAAGCTTCGCTGTATGTACCGGAGGCGATTGTTCCCGTAACGGGTACCGTCTCGTGGAGGAAGTCCTCCACCATATTAATATCATTGGGTCCAAGTTGTTTATAAGTGCTGGCCATTTTCTACTCCTATTCTATACAATCGCTTTTACATACCGGACTGGAACATCTATCCTATACCCGGTTGTCTGCCCAGAAACACTAATCATACTATCCAGATAATAATAAGACGACATGCTGCCAATATTGTCTCCAGAAGATACTGTGTTTCCTAGCTTAGTAAATAGCTCGTTATTGCTTCGAAGGTCCATAGAAGCATTCAGTTTAAACTTAATTCTCGCACCAAATGCGCCGGCGACTGCCTTATAGGGAGGATCCGGCGACAAAGCTGACGACTGGAGAAACTGGGGCGATGACGACACGTACTGACCATCGGTTTGATCCGTAAAGACATAAGTGGCAATATGATTGTCATCTGTGAAGGACCACTGTGCTGCGCGTCCTCCGGTGTGGCCTTGACCACTCGTCTCTGCAGAGAATGGTGAACCTAGGCGCGCATCTGCGCGCACTACAAATTGAGTTTCGCGAAGCTGGGGGTTCATTGTCAAAACTTTAGCATTATCAATTCCTTGATCAAGAACAATCGCTCGCCCATCCTGTTGGCCGGGGGAGTTACCATCAAGTACACCGGCGGGGAGGCCGTTTGAGGCAGGATTGTCGCTTCCTAAAATCTTTTTAACGGTTGTGGCATCCACGGCTACGACAAAAGCCTTGTTACCAGTGGAGAGCTTAAACGGAGAAAAGCCCCCGCCGCTATATAAATTAATAACGGGCAGATAAAGCAGGTTGTCGGGAAGACCCTTGAGAAGTTTATATTTACACCCCCCCGTGCCAAATGCTTCAGGTATGGGGGTGCGAAAGATCCCTAAACCTTTGTAGGCAGTTATCTGATTTGTCTTAAATAATTCATAATTGATAGGATCATCACAAAACGCGAAATAGGTAATCGTGAACTCGCCAGTGCCTGTAGCACAAGCCTTCCGGCCCGCGGGGGTTAACAGGGCATCTACTATGATGTCTCCTGAGTTATCTAAAAATGCCATAATATATCTTCCTTGCTTTAATAAATAGTTTTATCAAACTAATTCTCCTCTGGTAATTTTGGGTTTAGCATGGGCTGCAATTTAAACCTCAAATTCAGGTCGACCTTTCTTCCAGTGTCTTTGCTGGTTATCCTAACCTTAAACTTTTCTGTAGATGAGTTCCAGAATCCATTCGCCGGGTCGCCCACGTAACAATCCGGGAGTTCATCTAAGAGGCCGGCCGTTGTTGCTGCCGGGTTCGTATGAGTAACTAGTGTGTGGTCTAGCGCGGCGCCGATTTCCAAGTACTTTCGGAACGATTTTTCTGGTTTTCCGAGGGGAGGGGGTACCATCGGGAAGGGCTCCGATATAAAATACATCCGGCCGTTCTCATCAATCAACTCTACTTTCATAACAGGAGTCGGATTAGATGGAAAACCACCCTTGTCGAGTACTCGGAAACAATAATAGTAAGCCCTGTTTGGCTCAATCTCATCTACGATCGCAATGTTGGTCGACCGGAAGCCAGTGGTTGTTCTCCCTTCCAAAGCATATCTCTTGTAATCACCAAAATCTACATAACTAGAAGGGACCCTTGTTGTTCGGAATACTTCAAAAGTGAGTCTTGCATCGTCTGTCCCATATTCTAACATACCGTCGGTCCGCTCTTGTACGGTAGCCAACTGGTCGAACTTCGACTGGTCGGTGGCCTCAATAAGAACTGGCGGGGCCTCGAAATGATTGCTGTTTTGATTCAAAAGAATCTTCACCTTATTGTTAACCCCATAGGTGGGGAAGAAGTTAAAATCAGGTGGGGCGGGGGGCAAGTCATGAACTAGTTTGGTAGGGCTTGTCCAGTATGGCACTTCTATTAATTTTAAAGACAGCTTGTTAACCATGTGTACTGTGGCTGTGCCGGCGTCGTCCAGGTCCCAAGGCACTTGTGGGTTATATCCATGTGGGCCGTCCAAGAACTTCAGGCTCGTGACTTGCGGTATGCCGGGAGTAACGGGGGCATACTGTAGCCCAAAAAATACATTAAACGCCATGGCGGCTCCATTCGACACGACCGCGGTCGACGCGTTATAGTTAGGAAAAATGCTTGTCAAATAATTCGGGTTAAGAATATTTAGCAAATACAACGCATGCGCTTTCTGGCTCTTTGTAAGTTTGGACATCATACTCCTTTCACCAAGAAGGAAACGACCTTCGCCGCGGACGGCGACGTTAAAGCTAGGATCACCCGAAAGTAGAGAGGGAGGGGCGCCGGGCAAGATTGTCACGTCGTCGCCCGAACTTATAAAACGCGCGATCATAAAAGGATTGAGACACCCAGCATTAAGGCCGCTGCATATGCTCCTTATACTAACGTAACGAGACCAACTTTCTCCCTCGTTGGGTGGGAAAGGGCGCGTCAAATTCGTACTTTGAAACACGCGCTGTCGAAGGACTTCGTCAGAGCACTCTAAATCTAGGACAAAGGGGTAGCCCGCAGTATAATCGGGATATGTCATCGGGGACATCATCCCGGGTTCGCCCAAATCAACTGCAACATCGCTGCTTTGAACGAAACCCACTATCGATTGGAGGGTACCTTCGGCAAGATTTGGCGAAGCTTGAAAATATTCCAGAATGTTTCCGGGCGAAGGCTCTGCGTCGCCATGATACGCCTGATTCAGGCCGGCTACAATGCCATAGTGTTTAAGGGCGGCCCGGGCTTCGGTCTTAGTTGGTATAGGGGAAGTGTTCACCAGACCGCCTCCGAGGAGGTAGTTCTCGGTCGAGTAATCAGTCAAATTCACATTCATGAGGCTGCTGTAGTCGATGCTGGCGTCGTACGCCGTCGAGGAGGGGTCTGGTCCGGCCCACAGTGAGCCCATTTCAAGTATCGCTTCTCCAATTCGAGAAGGATAAGGCTGGATGTCCAGGGCCGGGTAGACTTGAGGATTATAATAGTTATACTCATTTCCAAAAACTAGTTTATATGCACTCACCTCATAAAAATACGAGCGTCCATATTCTACCTGACTATCAAAATATTCAAATGTCTGGCTATTTGCCGGGATATAAATATGTTGTATTGGGGTTTTGGATGCCTCATGATCTCGGCCACCGCCGGGGACTTGCTCATATTTTGTGATCTTATACGCAATTGTATCACTATAGGCCGGCTGCCCTGTCAAGAGTTGCTCAATCGTCCGGGTTGCTCCATCTTGGAGACGAGGAGGAGTCGCAGGATGGCCATTCTCCCCGTACTGAAACGAAGACTGGTCCGATGAATTAAACTTGGCTACTTCTAACAGCGTAGATAAAAAGTCTAGGTAGGTTCCTTCAAAGAGGCCTAGAAAACCGTCGCCGAAAAGAACATTTCCATTGTAGGGAGGGTCCGTGGGAAGCTGAGTGAAGTCGCGACCGATCATTAGGCCATAACCTCCAGCAATACCGCCGAGGCCCGAATCTCCGGGGGTACTGGGCGTTTGACCTATGAACCCATTAGTTCCTAGATTTAGACCATAGTGTAATCCCCCGCCTGTCCCGGCATCCGTTGAATTTTGGGTCACCTTGCCTATACCCTGCAAGAGGATGTTTCTTACATCTATGCACTTTGTAGTGGAGTACTGGCGCTGCCAATAGTCATCCCCAGCTATTTCATAATTATCGTTACCATTAAATACGGGAGCCTCGCCTCCTAGAATCGGCTTGTTGATATGTTCTCCCGCATCTGTCGTCATGCCGTGTTGCGTGGTCCACGAAGTCATAGACATGGTATGATAAAGTTGAGCTTTATAGGGAGGTGATGAACCAGCGGCGAGGGCGCCGGCGGTCCCTCCGTGGAGCCCAACCACACCAGTGTGCCATTCGGTGTCGTTGATCTCTGCGGCGATATTTGCTTTCATTATTTCGAACAGAAAATAATCATAAAACGCTTCACGCATAGTTGTTTCGCGGCCGGTGCCGGGCGTCGCGGCGCTGGGGCCGGCGACGTCGGAGTACTCCTGGGCTACTTCACTAGTCGGCAAATCACTGATAGTGAGGGCTAGCCCGTAAGGCATAATATGAGTCTGACTATTCATAGCGTTCATGGTGTTCTTTGCCGCAACAGATAACCCAACGTGTTTCATAATAATTTTAATACGATCTCGCTCAGCTAGCCCGAGCGCGGAGTTGGGGCCCAATACATACTCAGAAAATAAATTAATATAATTTTCTGGGCTCTGCGGGGCGCCGGCGACCTTCTCGGCATATATTATAGTTCGGCCGGTGGACGGTTCTTCCAGAGGTATGGCATCGAAATATCCGAATATGTTCCTCATCGTTGCTGCTGATGCTTCTGAGGAATAAAGACCGTACGGGATGCTCGGGGCAGGAGAATATATATAGTTACCTAGGGTTTCGGTTTCTAAGATACTACATAGCCCATAATAATTGGGTAACAAGAGTGGAGAATCATACATGGTTGACCCTAAACCCGGGTACTCCATCCTAGAATTATAATAATTATAGTGACAAGACACCTGGACAGTCCCCTCTTTCGGAAAGATCCCCTCTGTAGCAAATGCGTGATCCCAAAATGCCTTTTGGGCAGATGTCATTGATGAGGCCATAAATCCGCCAAAAACAATAGGCCCGAGAAGTCCGGGCATGCCAGAATTAGCCTGGGGTATTCCTGCTAGGCGCGGGTCTGCTGATCCCAGCACATATGTCTTCCACGTGTTATACATAGGATGATCAAATAACTCCCCAAACGTCGGCTCCACATTACTATTTGCAGCAATTTGATCCCATTGGTTAGCATTACCAGTTAAATATATCTCGCCTATCTGGCGGCCCGGGGGTAAACGGAAGGTTGGGGCCGCGATATTCTGCCCCGGCAACAGTAAATTTTCATATGTTCCGTCCTCTCCGGGAATTGGTGCATTTAGGGGCCGGGGGCCACGATCAAATTCCCAATCTTCATTTGCCGGAAAGCCGCCGGCGGTGGCTTCATAGAGCTGGCCCGGCATATCGCTGGAGCAAAATACCATCCAATGAGGGGGATTGGCTGCGGCATATCCCCCGGGGTAAACAGAATCGAGTTCTTCGGTCAAGGGCGCGGTTTCGATTTTGTAAATCGAAGCGCCGGCGAAAAGATCGGTCGGAGGAACGGCGCCGGGGTTGTCGACAATTTGATGGGGCTCCTCATTAAGGTATAAGTAAGAATAGTTGCCCAGAGTAGCGCGGCTGGTGCCATCTTTAAAGCTGTAGTAACGCCCGAGGGAGCGACGAAAATAATCTATAGTATCCATATCGCGCTCACTACTTGGGTTATACGTTTTTCCCGGTGCAGTGACGGCAGGATGGGCGCGTTCTTCCGAGGCGGGCCCGACGCGATATCCTTTTCTGCGATAATACTTAGACGGGAGGCCAGCTTGGTATCGCCTATCTACATATTGTATTTTATACCCCATCTTTAATATCCCTGCCTGCTTGATGCAAGTTTGTTTTGTGTTGCCCCTAAGGCAGCTTTAGCAACTTCGCTTTTGGCGCGTTTTGAAACAGGTACCAACTCTCTATGAGGATTATTGGAGTGTCGGGGTCCTTCCATAGCTATAGCGACGCCATTCTCCTTAATGTGAATATGGTAGGCCCCTGCGTACCTACCCCCGTTTACCACCCTATAATCTCTTCCGTCAGTATACCTCACCTTATCTCGTTTTTTAGCACCTGATTGCAATTCTTTTTCAGTCTGGGCGGCGCGGATTGAGCGAAGTCCCTGATTGTATCCTACTGTTGTCTCGACTGAGTGTGCATATTTATTATAGTGGTCCGGGGGGGCGCCATTGGTTCTGCCCCCCTTAAGTGATATTGTCGAAACTGTCTTCGAGGACGATTGGCCTCGTTGGGGAATATCACTAGTCCCATAAGGAGAGATAATAAAAATTTTATTGTATAACGGGCCGCGGACTCCATCATATCTCTTAAATTTACTATCAGTTTCTACTAGACGACACAGCACCGTAGTGTTTTTAGCCCTCAGGGTATTATACTGCGCAACTGTAAAGTCTACCCAAGTAGGAACAGCGGGAGATATAATATTATTAAGTTTTTTAAACCCCGCAAGATATTGGCATTTGCGTATCATTCCGTATTTAAGAGCCATGGCCTGGATTTCAGTGGCACGAGGCTTGGCGTTGAGGTGCGACGCATAATCTAATTCTTGTTGGGATGGCTTTTTAACATGGGTGTCGTCGTTCGCAAGAAGTGCAATCAGAGCATTCTTCGGCTCCGGATCTGTGCTGGCCTCCAAAACATCCTGATAAATTGTATTGGTGGACATTCCCCTATCTCGGAAAACGTGTCCCGATGTTATTTCAAGGGGGGAAAATTCATGTTGATGGAGTCGATCTACTAAAAAGTCAGTCTGGATTAGGTGGCAGAGAACTTCGAGATTTATCTTGGCTGCGTTTTGGACTTCCACGCTATGATTACCATGAGCAATTGCTGCCATGGTGGAGGGATCCGGGATTTGGGCCGTATTTCTAATAAAAGGTGACTTCTCGGACAGTATATCGGCCGCATCAATTAATTCTGAGTTTAAGGATACAGTGGGACTTATTATATCCCCGAAGGCATTAGAGGCCGCCGGAGGGCCGCATGGATTACCATCGGAGGTGGCCGGCTCAGATAGTATTTGGGGTGTACAATTGTTAGCTCCCATAATTGCAGTAATACTATTAACGATGTTCATTCGAAGAGGCGAGATATCTGATGGTGCCTCTGGGGGCGTCAGTTGCTGAAAATTCACAGCCGAGGACCTTAACAAGTTTGCCGCTGTTAACAGGGTGGCGGCTGCCAGATTATTCTCTTGTTGATCTGGGGCCGAAGAATTCACTGTAAATCGATTTTTTCCTAGTGTTAAAAAATTTGGTGTCAAATAAATACTAGTATTAGAGGCTTGCCCGGACATCGGCAAGTCCCCGATATCTGCTGCTTGCCCCGATGGGGTCTTAGTTGCTTCGCGATCCATAATATTTTGCATATGATCATAGGATATAACCTTAAAGGGGCCCTTTGAAGCTGGCATCTCATTACTAAGGTTTAAATAATCATACCCAAAATCAAGAAAGTCATCAGCATCAACGCAGTCTTGAAAATAAAATTTAAGCTTCATTGTTCGGCGAGTTGATGTTAGGTCTTGGGAAGAAGCCTCAATAATGTCTGCTTCGCCGTCGCGAGAACGACGATGGCCAACCAGAATGGTTTCTATTTCTGCTTTAAGGCCGTTTAAGAGTGAAGATAACTTCATCAAGCCTGAAGGTCCAGGGCCCTTCCAACCGGTTAAGGCTGCTAACTCAGCATCTAATTCATCAATATTTATTGAAGGATAAAAAAGATGCAGCGCCCGTAGATAGCTCTTCCTAGCTTGAACATCAGGTCTAGAATCAAATTTCATTTTATGATAAGACGACAATATTTTTGCACTATAAACCCCAGAACGTCGGTTATATGCGGGGCTGCGCGAGATGGTGGCAAAAAAGTTGTCCAAATTTTTAATGGCTTCGTCCAAACCAGAGTCCGGAGAGTCAATAAGGCTTCGAAGTTTGTCTGAAGTGTGATCTAAGAACTCAAATTCTACACCATATGCGTAGGTCCCAAAAGTTAGTTCTCCAAAATCCTTATCAATGGCTCCCAGGGTGAGAATGTCCTTATTTCCTACTAAATCATAGAACTGAGGGATTGCCGGTAAGAGCTCTTCGCTGTCTGGAATCGTCTTCGAGGCGCCTCCGCCGCCTGTTAGCCGGCTAATGGGGGCGTCACTCACCACTCTTCTTCTAAATATTTTAGTAGAGAGAAGAGAAAAGGATGTATTAAGTTCTGATGGATTTTTAATAAGATTTGAATAGAGACCGTGGTTCTGGAAGTATGCTTTTCTGTTAAATGCAAAAAATAACCCTACTCCGTGATCATCCAATTTAGCTGTATAAAGTGGGGAGAAATATGTGGTTGTCTCACTATGTAATTTTTGGATTACGGCCGTGATGTCACTTACTTTAGAATTAAAGTTATAAAACTTTGCCATTGAACTTGAGAGAGTACCCTTCAATATAGACAAGGAAGAGTCTTCTGTTACTATAGTATTCGGAACCAATACGGCATACAACGGGTCATAGGGGGCCTCCCCCTTGTACCATTTATCTCCTCGCTGGGTGATCCGCCCTCGCCATAGTTTGGTGTGGCCCGGGCCTTCAAATAATAAAACATTTGTTTTGCTAATTGCGCCATCGCGGCGGAGAATTAGTGCGTCCATGGCCAGAAGAGTGTAAGTCGGTGACGCTGTAGAGTGTGGTGAACTGGCTCGCGGCTGAGCGATGCCTACAAATAGAGTTACATGAGGAGATTTTCCTTCGAAGGCCGTGTCTAAAAATCGTTTTTGAACCCAAGAAAGAGTCGTAGTCGAGGATTGAGCTAATTCCTCGTTATCCGGCAATTGAGCCAGCGGGTACCGAGAGACAAAAACACCAGGTTTTGGGGTGGCAGTTTGTGTCAGATATTGTAATACGCGGCCTGGGTGGGCGTAAAGTGTATCTGCAATCTCTGGATTGTTAACTGCCACCAGATACACTATAGGGGAACTATTAATTTGAGGTGTCCGCGAAAGTATCGTATGATTATTTACGTCCACCAGGAGAGATAATTGAACCTGCATCTGTAATGAGTCGGGGTTAGATAGACGAACATGGTCAATATTAATCCCTAAGTTGGTGTTCCCCAGCGCGATAGCCATTAGTCACACTCCTCCTCGGAAGGTTTGTAGATGTCCCTAACCAAAAATTCTTTCGTGCTCACCACGTTTGCTATCGTAGAATCGGCGCGGAGCTCTTGGAGGTTAATAAAACTTAGATCCTTGAGGCTAGCGTGTTCGATGGCTCGGTCAAATGCTATATTTAAGTATTTTCCCACATTCATCGATCCTACTGAGTTCACGGAATCCGGTGCGAAGTAGAGGCGGTCGACGCCTAGGCTCGTACTATGAAACACCTGTATATCAAAGTTCTCTTTTTTATAAAGCGTATTTTTTTCTTCCACTTCAAAAATAATCTTCCCATCTACTAAACGGAAAAAGGTACCATCGGGAAACAACTCAGAAGAAATCTCTTGTACAGCCTCGATATAAGATACCTGATCTGTGGTTATAGACGGCGACATATTTTCAGGCATAATAAAGGAGTCTGCACTGAAGCTTATGGAGGCCGTTGCCGCAAACACCGTGTTACCCATGTAGCCAGCTGGAAGGGGGAGCTTCTCGACATAAACAGGATAATTCATATCAATATTTATTTGAGGAATTAGTTTGTGTGCGTCGCCGCCTATTTTCTTTTCGATTAGTAGATTTTGACTAGAACTTATTTCACCTTTTAGAGCAGATATGCTCCATGCGGGGTACTTATTGGAGGAAAGTTCAGAAGTACCGAGGGGTTTCCACTCAAATCCATATTCTTCAGGCTGCTGTTGGAGAAGAGGATCGTTATAGATAGTATCTAAATACGTATCTTGAACCACAAAAGAGGACCCTGTTATCTCTATCCCATATGCCTCCTCAATATTGGTCCTAATTATTTGATTTTTAGTTGCAACTCTAGTTTCAATGCCGGCTGGGGTCGAAGGAGGGGCTGTATACGGGCTCTTCTCTTGAATTCTCGGTTCAATACTATTTTGCCCTTCGCCGTTGCGGCCTCCCCACGAAGAGTCATACATAATGTCCTCATCAAAAAAGGCGTAATATTCTGGGTTGAAGCGGCCGCGGGCCTGAAGATTTCGGCCCCATGGGGTCAATACTATTTCCAAGACATCTTCTTTAGGATTAAAGAACTTCATTTATTCATCTCCAAACCAATCCGGGTCGATCAAGGGTGATGAACCCAAGCCGGGCAGCGCTGCAGCTGTCGCGGTAAAGTTGCTGGTTGGAACTGCAGGTGCAGTTGGGATATTCTGCGGTGCTGCGGAGGCTGCCGTCGGACTTGGGGGCGCCGAGGGGGGAGCATCGTCACAGTCTCCGCCGCGGCCGGTGTATGTAATACTTTCATCTATCTTAACTAGTTCGACCAAGGATAACCAATCGTACGGCCAGTTATAAGTATACTTATTTCTCGATCGTGATCTCGTATCTGTCTCTGTTATGAGTTGAGGCTCGCAGGGATCGTCTATTAATTCTGTCGTATACTGCTCACGGAAAGACTCAAAATTAGATTGGGCGCGCTGTTTAACTCTAAATACGAGCCATCTTAAGTCCTCCCGTAACTTGCGCGTTGTTTTATTAATCAATTCCCCAGCGCCAATGGGATCAAGCTGAATTCGCGCGTCGTGTTGGAAAACAGCTGTACAGGGGCTCGCAGTAGGATCCCGGAATTTTTGTGGTAATACATTTTGCCAGATATCAGTTAGATCTTGTTTAGTAAGATCCACGTGGAATTCAAAAACATACATAGCTACCTTTTCTTTTTCAAAAAGCGGCGGGAATATGTAAGTCTTGAGATGTTGATCGATCTCTGGCGCCCTCCTCGCGGAGCGGGGGAGCTTAAAGAACTTTCTTCTTCCGTCACTAGCAAGAATAAACGGCACAGCTATGACGGCTTCTTTTACCCTAAGACCTTCACGTACTGTTCCGAGCCTTTTTTCAACTCCCTCTTCAAATCCCACGAGGTCTGCTAAAGAGCGCGGGGCCCGGTAGGTTTGGCCGGCTAAAGTTACAGATGTAGGAGTATCAATTGATGCAAACACTCCATTATGCCCCGTCGGAATTTGACCATATTGGTGCCACATTCCCACACTAGTGAGTCGCCGGTCCGCGTCTGCAGCCATAGGAGTGGCGGATTGAGGCGGTAGTGTGACGGAGGAAGCTATATCTGAGAAATCAAGGACGGGGCATTCCCACTTGGGCGCTATTTCCCATACAACTTCGAGATCAGTGGTGCCTTTAATTTTAGCCTGTCTTATTGTATTTAAATGATAACTTTCTGATAGCTGTTGAGCAAACCAATAGCCCACAGCACCAGTATGGTAATTATCTGACTCATAGTCGCGACTATAAATATACTTAGCATTACTCAATAAGTCACCTAAGGTAGGAGCGGCTCCGAAGGAAGCACTAGTCAAAATAGTCACAGAACTCTTCCCGTAGAAATATGAAGGAAGGTTGGGCGCCTGAGAAGCAGAGTGAACTATCGTGCTTGTGCCATTAATGCCGCCTGCCATGCCGCCAGACGCGTAATAGCTGGCGGAGGTTATAGAGGACCAAATATTCTTATTTCCCGCTGAGCCGCCGCCCTGATTTGTTAAGCTAATGCGCGCGTTGGCTGCGGAGCCGTTGACTGTACCAGAGATATTCATGGTAGCAGAATCATGAAGTTTATTAATGAAATTGGTAGCGGTGGTAGCGGCGTTTTCCGCTAGCAACTGAAAATCGGTACCAAGGCTCGGAGAGCCCTTCATAGTGAAGGTCGTCGTCGTTGCGCTACCGTCAGTGCCCCCATCTCGCAGAGTAAAGCTATCACCAGATGTAAGAGAATATCTAGCCATGGCTCCGCCGGCCATACCATGCACCTTCGAGAATCGATTTAGGCCTGGGTATCCGAGCGAATTGGTGACGGCAGTAATCGCGACATTACCATCGCTGCCAGTTGTCCCATTGGTCACCACCACTCGGGACGTGTTCAAGACTGTACTAGGTTCATGATTTGTTGCCGTAGCTGTAACATTAAATGCAGCTTGTGCATTAATAGCAGCTGCTAAGTTCGTTCCCGTTTGCATTGCACTACTAGTAATTAACGCCACCATCTTATCCTCGGCGCCTTCTGCGCAAAGGCCGGCCTGTTGCTGAAGGTAAAAGTCGAAAGCCGTAGTACTTCCGTCCGTGCCTCCATCAGATATAGTATAAGCATCGCAATTTAACGAACCAGTCCAGGAGCCGGTGGCTCCATTGGCGAAGCCGGATTTTGAGGCGCCGGCGAAAGTGTATTCAATACCGTAGTTGTAATCAGGGCCGGCGGTGCTCTGAGTGAGCTGAACGTATTCGGTACCTCCCTTATTGCATGTGCCGCCAGTCTTGACAAACGCGGAATTTGTAATGGCGGTGAACAAATTCTCGCGCTGAGTGGTATTGCTCGTTCCTACATTAACATCCCATTCGGTATTTTCCTCATTAATTACGGCTGTTGGGCCGTCGCTCAGAATAAAAGTATAAACGGTTCCGCTAGAGCCGGTGAAGTACATCCGTTGCCCGGCGACGTTGTCAGCGTAGCTCCATATTCTTACATAACCATTAGCTTTAACGCCTGGGCCGCGGCTGGCCGTAAGTAAGATGTAGCCGCTTGCAGCTTTGCCGGCAATTGCGATACTACTAGTCAGATCAATGTAGCCGGATGACGAAACTGCGCTTGTTGTCTGTGCGCTGCCGCTGTCTAAAACAAATGGTGCACCAAAAGCTGTTGCGCGATTATACATCTCGAAATTAGTACGGTCTGCGCGGAGATCCTTGCCCAGCGTACGTCTTAAATTAAATGTCATAGCGTAATGCTGACCGGCGATGACGTCTTCTTTAAACTGGCCTTCCGGCTTCGAACGAAAAACTGGGCGCTGAGATTCATCGATAAACCAATACATGCTGGAAGCCAAAAAGTTATCAATAGCTAAATTATATAACGGGCTGGCTTGTCCGGACCACCGTACCTTATTAAGTTGTGAGGTGGTGCCCGCAGACTGGGATAAACTAGCAGATGCAAGTCCATTATCATAAAAAGATCCTTTTGTGGAGCTAGAGCCGCTCACCACGTTCGCGGAAAATCCTATCGCGGGACGATACAACGCCTCAAATGGAACACGCTGGAAGTTATAGAAATTATCCGACCGGTTGGATGAGGCTGAAAGAAGACTAGAGCTTCCATAATTCACGATTCCTTCGGGGAAGGTGGTATTTCTACAATTAGCTGAAGCTGAGGCTCTAGGCTTGGAAATATCATATAGCTTTCCGGCTCTCTCGTGGGCAGTACAAATATGGCTTCCTACGGCGATACCAGATTTAACTGAATTGAGTAGGAGGGACGTCCATGGTTCCAGGAAGGCGCGCCAAGTTGCCCTATAGGACGTTTCTTTGCCGTCAGCGTCGGTCCCGTTAAGGGCGACGTCGTCGGTGATCGACTTAGAAAACAAGGTGCCAAGTTTAAGAGCATATTCTGCCGGGAAGAATCCTTCATACGGAAGTGGTTTTACTAAAGCGGTGCACATCAAGCCAAACTGAGATTTTTCTAAAACAGAGCCGTCAACCAGTTCCGCTGATTCTGCAGTATCAACGAACTTAAAGAATTTCATGAAATCTGAGTTTGCGTAGTCTCGGAAAAAGCCGTCTTGGGATGAGTTTGCATACTTGGAACCCGTAATCTCAAACCAATCATCGATATTATCGAGAGTAAAGAAGTCTTCTTTATTGGTCTCATAATATTCTTCTAAGTGTTCAGAGATGCGGAATTCTGGAACCAAGGAGTGGTCCTTTCCTATAAGCATAATATTCTTACTATAAACTTTATAGGTTTCGTGAGGAATGCGAGTATGATAGTCTGATGTGCCGGCATAGGTGCCTGACAATTGAAATTCAGTTCCGCCGCCGAGGGCCAAGTTCCCGTACGTGTCTGAGCCCACAGGCACTTTCCAGGCATAGGTCACGGCGCCAGAGATAGAATTTCTCCCGGCTTTGCCGTAGCGGCTATACGAATTTTGTAGTTCTCCATCGCCCATTGAGGCGCCAGGGTTGATTCCAGGCAAAATCGGAACAACTGTTTTAAAGTTAACATGTGCATCGAGTGGCCACGCGCTTTGGCTCAGAATAATTTGTCCTTGTGAATTGCGAGTAGTAAAGCCCTGTTGAATAGGGATGGATGTCCTCAATTTACGGCGATCGTTCCAATATCTATCAATACTAAAGTTCTGTCGTAAGAATGTGCGACCCAAATAAGAATTATAAGCCGCAGGGTAGACGCGCTGGCGGTATACCAACGAGATTCCTGAAATAGCAGCCCCCAAATCACTATCGTTATTACTTTTGAATATCAAATTATTAATACGATTTACGTATAAATCAGCAGCTGCAGGGTTAGAACTATTAGGTACGCGGCTGTTCAAGTCATAATCAGCGAAATTAATCAACTTATTCCCATACGTATTGGTAAGAACCACATTCGAATTTGCGGCGCCGTACTGTACACTGGCGTCGGCGGCGTTTGTGGTCTGCTGAACCTCGGGTGTGAAAGCACTAACCTTCATGCGATGAACAATTGGATGTTCTTCCGAATACATCGCGGGCTCGACATACTGGCGGAAGGAATTTCCTCGTGTAGAGTTTATTTCTCTATCGTATGCTGTTTGTGTAACGATAGTAATAAGATTATTTTTCCTATTATGCCTCATCACGGGGCTCTCGGCCACCCTCATTTGTTTCCAAGAGGGCCACTGATATGGACCGTTGCGCATAAGCATCAAATGATGAAAAATATCTCCTATCCTAACGCGGCGTTTAAGCTTCTCATCGCGGGCGAGAATCCGATAAGCTGTGAGATTTTTTGTGAGTGGGTACCCTAACGTATTGATCGAGGATGTTATCGGATCATAGAGGAGCAAGTTTAGATTATCAAAGTTGGTTTCGAGACGTGACATCCAACCGCTGGCCGGGGATTCGTCAATCTCTACTGCCGGCGTTGTAGAAGAGGTTATCACCGGCAACGTTGGTATAAAATATCCGCCGCTTAGGTGTGAGTAGCCAAATATAGAGGCTCCCCGCTGTAGGGATGATGTTACCCACATATATCCCTGGGTAGACCGTGGGATCGGATGTTGGATATACCAGTTATCATACCAGGATGAAGTAATATAACTCGTAGCACCAGTTTCTTTGATTCGCTTTCGAGGATTCATGTTAACTTTGTGCCAGGAAGCAGACAAGCGCGTCTGGGTAGGACTCCCGTAAACAGCATCAAGACCATACTGGCCACAGTGGAGGGTCTGAAGTTGCTTAAGGCCTCGCTGGTGGTTAATTTGATCCACCACTCTTATGCTTCCAGTTATAGATTTGTCTGGAAGGACGCTGGTTGAGCCGCTAGTGGTACCGGGATATCCGTAATCACGAACTCGTAAGTTTCGATATGGAAGTACACTATAGACCGATTTCTCTTCATGGGGTGGTTCCAGATACCCGCGTGATACAGATTCGTAAGAGCCGGGTGACCTAAACAAGCAAACCATCACTGTCTCATTGGAGTTGGGACCATCACGGTTTGGCAGTTGATAGTCTAAGTTGCCTCCCACATTAGGTGTTTCGGTAGTGGGAGTTAAAAGCGGGAATCGGCCACGAGTGGCTAATGTCTCGGGATAACTAGCAAAACTGAAATTTGTGCGTTCGAAAAACAAATCGTTAGTAGTGCGGCCCGGCGCTTGAATAACTTGCAAATTTTGATTATAATTGCCAATACGGCCGTGAGCTATTGTACCCGAGAGTCTGGTGCCTAGTGACTCAGTTGTTATTAAAATATTACTAATATTAACCGGCCGCTTGGTTCCAACATTGCGCCACAAGTTACCAACCGGAGTATTTGGATTTTCAGTGAATCCGGTGCCAGCCGTATAAGACGTAAAGTTGGGAGGCAAAAGGCCGATATTGCGTCCCGATATAAAACCCCCTCCTGAGGAGGAGACCTTCTGATATCCTAGGCGTATCAGCCAACCTTCTTGACGCGTCGTGGCCATTGGCTCAACGTGTCGATACTCGCGGCCGCCGACGAATCTTTCAGCAAAGGGGCCTTGGAGGGGTTTCCGGCCGTCATTACTGATTAAATCATCATGTAAATTAGTAAGAATAACATCCCTCTTGAGCTCGTAATTACGTGGGCCTGAGGAGTTAAAATCCGCAATCGATGAAGAATACATACTAAATGGAGCACCAACGTTACCATTGCCTCCCCATGGAGATGTGAATGATGATCCGCTTTCATTTGGGGCCCCCAATAATGAAAAGCCTAGACGCGGCGAAGGAGTGGGGATAGTCGGACTATAGCGGGGCCTCTTTTTAAACCGCTGAATATTGCTCCCCGTTGCTGGGGCCATCATCACCTTTGCCGGAGCATTCGTCGGCCCAACCTTTCCCCCAAAAGGTCTTGTTTCTTCAAAAACAATGCCTACTTGTTTGTTCGGAGAAAAGTTAGAGCCGGGGCTGAGAGGTGTACGCAATCGAGCGCTGATTCGATAGGGGCGATATGGAATTCGTACGCCATATTCAATTTTCCTCTTGGCCTCCGGGACGTTCTTCTTATCTTCATCTTTACCCGGGTGGGTGTGCGGCGGCTTCCATGGTGTGTCCTGTGAGTGGTGACCCGGCTTATCGGGCGAAGGGCTGTCGGATTCTGGGCTCGGGGCGCCACCACCGCCGGACGGCGCGCCGCCAGGGTGGAAGGGGGGATCCGGCAGGTTTATGACCTCCGGCGGCGTTTCGACACTAGGAGGGGCGCCAGCGCTGGCCGGCGCGTTGGCATTGTTGTTGCCTGGGTTTGTCGTGGCGGGGCTTGTCAGGGTGGTCGTAAAAACGTCGGGGTATCTAACAATTCTGGGGATACGATGCTGGTATTTGTTCCTCTCTAATATATGACTTTCTATAGTGGTCCGGATTGATTCACTAAAATCTGCGCCGGCGGGAACAAGCTGTTGCAAGATGCTTGTGAGAGCAGAGTCAAACCATTTATAAAACTCAATATAGTGATCAAGGTCCGGGATGTTGCCAACACGTAAAAAGAAGTTCTCTCGTAAAATGCGTAAGTCCTTATATTCGCGGCGGTACTTATTAACCGGATTACCTACTAAATTATTAAAATCTACAATTTCAGAAAACATTTTGAGCATATTTTCCGAGATAGTCTGGTACATGCTCTTTTCGATGGCAAATTTAAAATTGATGGGACGTGAGTCTCGCTTAAAAATAATATCATCCTGACGATTGAGTACCTTAATCATATCCATCGAGGTAAGCTGTTCGAAGTTTAAGAGTTCGGCTGCCAAGACATAATCAGGATCTATGACTTGTGTAGAACTGGCTGGAAATCCATACCCTTGACCTGTATGTTGCGCTCCCAGTAAATTGCCTAATAGGCCATATTGAGAAGCCTGGGCTGCAACGGAGCCAGAGGAGAAGTCGGGAACTGTAAACTGACCCGAGGCGTTAGAGCCCGTAACGGTTTCAAAATCCCAGTTAAGAGCTAAGGTCTGATTTTGTTTAATTTCGGTGTTTTGCTGGGCGGCCGGTCCGTCAAACAGATATGCATTATGACTTGGGTTCTGGCGCCCATAGTTGTGTACATCTTGACCATGCAGCAGAAGGTCGGTTGCTGTAAGTTCATCAACCCAATAGCGACAAAAGCCCGGGCGTGAATCCGTACGAGTCAAAACTGCACCGGTGAAATCTTGGCGATGGGCGCCGACATAAACACGAGTGGAGCCAGTTATAAAGCCATATCCCACCGTGGTCGGGTTGAGAGACGCAGTAACGCTGAAGGAGTTAATCTGTGTTCCAGCATCTACTTGAGATCCCTTAAATTCTATAGTATAGTTAGGGGGTGACGAACCTGTAAAATTCCATCCCTCGCGGGTGCGAGATGGCTTAAGCGTAACAGCTAAAATCCAATTACTATTGCTGTATACATCGTCGAAATAAGATGAACTAAGTAAAGGAATTACTCCGCCGGCGGAAGAGGTAAGAACGAATCTAGCAGCGCGCGAGTTCCTCTCGTTGCGAACCGCATAAACTTGGAAATTAGCGTTATCCGGAGTATTCCATGTTAATGAATTCGGAGAGACTCCAAAACGTCCAACGGTGTGTCGGCCGAATAAAGAAGCGCTTAAATATCTAAACTCTTGGTTGCTATAGCCTTCGTCATATACCTCCGGCTTGTCAGGAAACAGAACATAGGTCTCAAGAGTAGATGCGTAGCCTCCGGTAAGCTGATTGGATGCGCTTAAATAAGATACTGAGTTACTGTTTGAGCTCGCAGTTTGTTGGAACACAGTGCTATCAAAGCGCTGTTTATGATTAAAATCAACAAACGTTTTCTTAACTGAGTTGAGTTCCCTGTTGTTCCGGATGCGATACTCGATGTTATTGCCATAAACATTAATCTTGTAAATTTCATCGTCGACACCGAAGCATCGGAGAACATTTCTAAAGGAGCGCAAAGTTCCCTTGCTCTTAAAAATGCTACTTAAATTATTGTAGATATTTTGATAAATAGCATTTTTAATATCTGTGAGGCTCTTCTGATAAACTATGCTCTCACTTCGGTCGCCGAGTTGCTCAAGAATATCTGCATCTAAAAATAACTCTGGTACCAACAGACCTTTGGCCTCTAAAAGACGGTTTGCGATCGTATTAGGTTTGCGAGAGCCGCTTACATATTGGATTGCATGAACTTCATTCAATTGTTGAATTTGTACATAGAGAGTATCCAGATAGCTACTCATAATTTGAGTTAACTTCTGTAGCTCGTTGCCGTTTTGACCGTCTGCCTCTTGTATCCACGATGGGAAGGTTGTAAGAAGCTGCGCTGGGTTATTTAAATCATGGGCCGAACCTGTTAGACCTAGGCGCGTTATCGTAGCCTCAACTGCCGGATGGGTACTATAAATAATTGGATCTTTAAACTCAGCAGTGGCCGCCTCACTTTCGACAATAGCTGAGCCGGTGTTACGCGAGCCGTCAGCAGAGTAGCCAGTCCAGGAACCATTGGTTACTCGACCCGAATAATCTAGAATTGTAGTATCATAGGAAGTAGTGCCAGTAATCCCTTCATTGAACTTGTAATAGACCCCTAAGGTGGTATTTGCCGGATCTGTGTTGGTTCCTCCTCCTACTTGTGTAAACCAATAGCGCCCTATATCCTTGGAGCTTCGCTGTGTTTTCCAGTAACGGAACTCATCGAGAGAGGCCGATAGTTTACCGGAATAGGCAGACGCTATGGGAGCAGAAGAAGAAGGGGCGGCGGCAAGGGCACCAATGGTGGCCACAAGGCCCCCTTGGATTGGGCCGATAGCGGACGCTGTTAGAGTAGTCAGGCCAGTACTCACATATTGTGTTTTATTCAAATTGCCATCAATATAAAACTTAGCTGTAATCGTGTTATTAAGGGGAGAATATGCCTGAATTTGATCATTTTCAATCTTGCCGCTGATGGCGAAGGCTGTCGGGGCGCCATTTACTAAGCTCGGTAATTGATTTGTAAAAGAGGGTACGTTTGTCCCGTCGAGTTGGTCGCGGGGGCCGTTGCCGAGTGGATACCAGGCGGTAAGATAATCTGCGGCACTATGACCCATAAGATCGTCGGGAACGCCGGAATTATATATTTCCTGGGCTTCTGCCAGGGAGAGTTCTTTTTTCCAGATACTTGCATTGTTAAGATTCCCGCCAAGGGAATATTGTAACAGATTGGCACTCTTACCGATCGTCGACGCCTGGTCGCCGCCCAGGAGGCCAGGGGCGCCGGCGGTCGAGGTGGAGTCGTCAGCGAGGACGCCATTAACATAAATATGTGATGCTCCGGCGATGCCGCCAGCATATGTAGCAACGACATGATACCATTCGCCGGTTGCAAGATTGACAGAACTCTTCCGCCAATTGGTGGCGGCATTTTTGAGGGTGATCTGGCCAGTGGCTGTGGTGATATAGAGCCTTCTGGTTCCGCCGCTATAGCCAAAGGACATCAAGTCCTCGGCGACTTCAGTAGAAGATCCATCACGATAGACCCATATTGATAAGGTGTATGGCTTCGCTGCAGTGCCGGCCCCACCTATAGAGGCATTCCAGTCATCCGTAACTCCAATTTGAATACCATCATCTATTCCATCAAAATTAACAGATTTTCCTTCCGTTGTATTTTTGAGCGAGACAGCATAATGTTGCCACTGATCATTTGCCACCGAAGCTGTGGTGACAGTGTTCTGCGCCAAAGACACCGATTGAAATCCCGTGGTGCCCGAAAGCACTGTGAGGCGCCATGGGCTAGCTGCAGCCGATGTTAACTCTAATCTAAAGCGACCGTACTGTGCTGAGCTCGTTAATTCATTATTCCACAGATCGAATATGACTTCTTTCTGAGTTTTAGTCGGGTCATAGGCTGCTTTACGCATCCAAAACTCTAACGTTGTACCGGTGGCCAAATTAAATTCTAGATTTGATTTACGATTTTGGGATGGTTCCCAAACATTGGCGGTTTGTGTGTGAGGCCCTCCTCCTAGGCCCGGGCCACCCTTAATAAAAATATATTCGGTGCTGGCAGGTAATCCGTAGCCCTGTGCAGCTGACGAAACCGCGCCCCAGCCTCCATAAGAAAAATTAATATACCCCGTGGTACGTGGATATTCATTATCAAAAACATGCTGATCTAAATACGAGCCACTGTTCCTCCATGCCAACCGTTCGTATAAAGAGCCGTCATATGGATAAGAATTATAAATGTACTTACAAGCATTAAGATAATATTGCTCTGCCGAGCCATATTGAGCAAACTCTTCTGGATGTGAAAAATTGAGATTGGGCACAAACCGTTTCTCATTGACAATATCGGCCGCGTGAAATCTCTCGGACTCGACATTATTGCCAATTTGATCGGCTGTTTTGTTAGCAACTGTCTTAACAACAGAAACCTTTTCGAATAAACCTTTAAGTGTCATCTTATCCTAATTATTCAGTAACCCTAAATTTAAACTCTTCAGGCTGTTCTATCCAACCTCCTATAGAGTCATTATAATAGGATAATTTAATTTTATACATATATCCGGCCTCCAAAAGCGACATGTCCAAGTCAAAGTAGTTGCCATCGCCATCATAGGATAAGAAGGTGTGATAGGTGGATCCCGTTCCATAAGGAACAGCGGCAAATGTGTCCGTAACCCGTTTAATTGTATAGGACGCACTCGTAATAATGTCAGTGGGGTTTTTAGCTGTAGAGACCGTGTACACTGTTGGGCTCCAATTCTTGTCTCGAACAAAGAAGCGGAATCGAGAGGTATCCTTTCGAGAATAACTCTTCTTAAGATATACGGCGCTTGTTGCCTTATTAAAAGTAGGTGCCACGCCATAGCGAGGCATCAACTCTGGATATAAAGAGCCGGTAAAATATTGAGTAGTGCCAGAATACCATACATCAAACATGGCTTGAAGTGGAGTAGTGGACGCAGTGATACAGAGAGATGCTGAGTAGACGCCGCGGCTAACATATCCGCCCGTTACATGAGTTTTTCCGTTATGCAAAAGCAATTTGGATCCGGTGGGGGCCGTGGAGCCAGAGTAAAGAGAAACGAAAATTGAACCTGTGCCCACTGCAGGAATATTAACCAATCGCCCTTTTACGTAATTGTAATAATAAAGACGATTACGATTGTCGATAGCTGGCGCATTAGAGCTTGAATAATAAAAGTTTTCACGATTATCCATAGTACGCGAATCCCATCGTGCCTCTATTGTTGGTCTTTTAAAGAAGTATTGAGAAGATCGAGCTGAAAATCGTTTTGTATAATATGTGTCGATTGAGCCGACAGTGTTCTGAATAGCGCCACTGGTGTCGTTCCCCGTAGAGCTTGAATAGTACGCCTCAAGAGTATCAGGGAGCTTAATGATCAGTCCATTATTTGCCAGTGTGCCGGACATCCAACGCTCTACCGTGGGGGATATGTCTATTTCTAGATCCTCCGGGCCCTTAGCGAAGCTAGCTGAATATACCGGTAATGAATTATAGTGTCCTCCAATGTCGGGAGAGGCAGCGGGGCCCCAGATATTACCCGCGGATCTCTTCATCCAATTAGCGGTACCTATATCACTATACTCTTCCATGTCGAGGCCAGTGCCCTCCGACCACGACTGTGAGACGGCATGAATATTGAGCGAAAAGTCTTGAGGCAGTGTAAAAGCAGTTTCTACATTAAACAGACGTAGAAAAAACGATACGTTTCCTGATGCGGGCAACGAGCCGGCCGTCCGGTCAGAAGACAAAGTTGCAATAGGAAACTGTACCAAGGTCCTTGCTAGTTCTTGTGACTTGCCTTTAGCTGACGAGGATGTCTGGCCAGATATAGAATAGACTTCGAGCGAGTCAGCATACCCCATATTGGAGCCCGTGCCGCGGGTCGTCAGTGTATAATCGTAACCATTGGTGATAATGGTGTCCTGGCTCGCGATATAGCGCCTGATTCCCATTATGTAACACTCCCTTGTATGTCGCCGCCCGGGAATTTCAATTCAAAAATCACATCCACTGGGGCGCTGATAAAACGACCATCGACAGACATGCTCGCATCAAAATTAAAACTACTCTCGGAATACGGTGTCCCCTGCCGATGTAAAATAGCTACATCTAACACATCGACGACGCCCGGTACTCGATGCAATTCTTTATAAATATCAACAATTTGAAGGGACTCTCCTAAATCAAACCGGCGCCGGCTGTAAACATTTCGTAGGCGCTGGGTTGCCAAATTTACAACGTTGAACCGGTTCTCCTCATAATCTGCCACTATAGTAAAATTTATCCCAAAATTCACCACGCGTGCGTCGCGAATATCAATTGTATCATTAACCATTTTATAGTTCGCGAGCCATGTTTTTAAGTTTTGTTTGATTGTCTGATTAGTCGTAGTGAAGAATCCCTTTTGATCGTAAGATATAACAAACATGTTTAAATTTCTTTTAAAAGAATTAAAATCCCTTTCAAAAGAACAGCGTTGGATTCCCCCAAAACTAGGAGGCATCGCGTAACTAATTGCCTTATAATCTTCTAAAGTAACGGCTCGATTTTGTGCGGCGAAATGACTATAAACACGCTGTTTAAGTTCGTCTACATTCGGGATAGAAACACTTCCAACGATTGGCTCTTCATTAGATACTTCCAATGAGTTCTGAACAGTGCCTATTTGGCCGGGATTTAAAGCTGTACTATTCTTAAAGGCAAAAAGAGGAATAGCAACACCTGACAATTTCTTAGCGGCGACATTCACATCCTGGGCATCATTTAGTCGATAAACAATGGTGAGGCGTGTATTAGAAGGGCCCACTCCAAACTTGTCTGTACTAGTTAAATTAGTGGGATCAAAATCAGGTTGAGTAATATAGTCCCGGCCATGTAATTTTAAAACAATTTTACTCGGGTCTACCACTGACTCGTTCGTTAACTCCTTTTCTGATCCGTACCCAAATTGAAGATAGGCCTGGTTGACCGTCTTCTCTAAAGTAAACCGTCGCGTGACCGGGATGGCCTTTAGGATTGATGGAGCGGAGTTTCGGTCTGCATTATTATTAATAATTGCTTTGAAAACGACTTCCTGGGCCAAATGATCAACCTGATAATAACGATGGCCCTCTGAATCTGTAACACGGGTGATCTCTACGGGATTGGCAATATCGAGGAAGACTTTACGAAATTTTGAAAATCCGCCAATATCTACTTGTTGGCTCCTAAGCTGCCCAGAGATTACTGTGCCAGCGGACTTAACTGCATAACTAGTGGGCACCCCTGTTACGGAGTCGACTTTATCAACCACTACGCGATTAGAGGTGACCGAAAAGTCTACATCATTGATTAAAGTAAATAGTTGGCCCCCCTGCGCAGTGAAGGTTGAGTTAGCTTTTAGAATAGGCATATACGCCTGGTTTGGTGCGCCAGCACTGTCAGCCGGCACAGAAATGTAAAATTCAGCAATCCCTGTAGATGAAAAATCAGTTGAGTATTTATACCCCAGCTGCCGGGCGATTTTAACTACATTTTGATATTCCCCGGCAGTGTCTAAAAAACTTTCATTTAAATTGTAATCCAAATAGAATGATAGAACATCCCCCACGTAAGATACTGTGTCTAATACTAGGGAACCAAAGCCAGCAGTATTAAAATCTTGGTAGGAATCAGGATAATATCGCTTTACATAATCTAGTAAGCTAGCGCGGATTGATCCAAAATCTCGCCCCGCATAATTAATTACCTTTAGCTGTTTTGTGCTATTGTTTGCCCTATCATCTGCCATTTTTTAAAGATCCCATATAATTCTTAGGTCGCTGTCGTCGTTGATAAAATTTCTATAACTTCAGTGTCCGTATTGCCCCCTAAATTGTAATGTATTGCCATCTTTAGAAGGTGATCGCCAGCCTGGGAACCTTCCGAGTCATTAAAATGGATGTGCTCTAATTGTATAAAATTCATATATCTGGCGACCTGGGTTCGGATCTGTTGTCCTATTGTTCTATGCAGCGCTCTCGTATTTTGCTCAAATAAATAATGGCGTAAGCCTGCCCCAAAATGGGGATCCATAACCCGCTCGCCGGGAGCTGTTAAAAGTAAATTTTTAAAATTTTGTTGAACCACTGCACTGACAGTTTTATTCAGCGAATAAGCGCCGACGTCGTTATCTATTAGCAGCGGAAACTTGGGGGATATACCAATCATGCTCTACCTCTCCACCCCTAATTAGTCTATAGGAATATTTAGATCCCATTAAGAAGGGGGCCATGACCTTTCTGTGCACGCTGGGTCCACCACCACTTGGGACGATGGGAATTGTGATAGCTGCAATAAAAGATAAATTATACCGAAAGGAGTAATCGGCGGAATCGCAAAAATATATGGAATAGACCCCTCTAAATCTATCCCATCCTTTACAGAGATTATAGGTTTCATGGATGCGGGGAAGTCGGAGGGATAGTGCTCGTCGATCCCCTCACGGATCAGGCCGAGGACGTCCTCCAGCGACAACGGAATACTTGGAATCACGGCATTCGGGTCGCCGGCTAAGGACATATCTTGTACTTCGGGGCCCCAGCATGGAGCGCCCGGGGGATTGAGGCCTGCCATGGCTTCCGAAATCCCTCCGACACCCTCAGCGATGGCTTTAAATTGTTCTGCCGATTCGATAGACTGAAAAATCTGTTTAGACACATCGCGAATGACCTTAGCCACAATCACATGAGGCTCTGTAAGCTCCACCACGCCCTTGAGGATTTGCTTGGGGGTCTCCTTCAGCATTGTACTAATGAATGAGGTACCTAGGTTGCCCAGCTGGCTTGTAAGGCCGTCCATGGCGCTATTCTGCAAGGCACTTACGTCACAATTGCTTGTAGCGGTATAATCATCCCCTGCAAAAGCTGCTTGCAATGCTAGAACGATAATTTCCTTTGTATCTGCAAACATCTCTGTGGAGTCGAAGTTCCCAAATAGCGTTTGTATTTCACCTATGAGATAGAGGAATTGAAGCACTCTTCCCACATCCAACAATTGTTTATTACCAAAAAGGCGTTGGACTCCCGCATACGACGCAAGATTTTGAGCCATCTGCTCTCGGTGATTATCGTAGGTATCATCAATAAATGCAGAAAAAGAAGCATTAGGAAAGGTCTCAAGATGATTTGTGAACTTATCTCCAAACAAAAGGTCGGAGACGTCGATACGTGTACTGTAGGGGGTTGCGATATGAGCAAGGTACGTAGGCATATCTCCGTCAAACTTATAGAAAAAATACGACTTATATTGTTTTATTATATTGCTGTCCACCCCGTTCAGCAGGTTTACCAAGGTACGCGAGTGGCCATTGTTGGGGTATGCACGTATAGTAGCGTCCGTGCCGTCAACCGTGGCCGCGGCAGGACTCAGAGATACGAGACGAGTACCCATTTCTACGATAGGAAATATTATTTGCAGCGCGTCGGAGATCGCGTTGCCCGATGGCTGGCCGGGATCCTGGATCAACGGGCCGTCGATATCTTGCTCCCGCAAAGCTGCTAGCAACATATTACCAAGAGACGTCTGAAGTTCTTCCTCTGTTTCATAGTCGTCAAACATGTTTACTGCCGCTTGGCGCATTCCGGTCCAGCCGGCTTGGGAGACTGTGACGCCAGGGATGGTGCCCGGGGACCAGGCCCAAGAGAGGAATGGATATACATTATTATTGCTCACGTTGGTCGCACCCGTCGTCCCAACGCCGCCGCCTAATTCAATTCCGTTTTTATCGTGTTTTGCCTCGAGGTACACATAGATGCCTGCCTCGTCGCAGTCGACGAGCGGGTCAGCGTCGGTGAAGTACGAGCTGTGGTATATTCCGGACTCCGGCGCAGCTGCTTTCGGGTAGACTTTTTCCATTCGAGCCACAACGCGATAATTCTGGGACTCAAACAAGGTATACCAGTTCTCGTTATGAGTGCCGCCTTCAGGTGTTATTTGGCCGTTGTACCATTTTGCGCCTGCGTTCCACATGACCACGTGGCCAAGCCCAGTGCGGCGTTGTGAGGTGACTTCGGTGGTGGGGTCTAAGTACTCAGCGTTGGCGTTGAGCATCTTGCCGCGGCGGCTGCAGTAATTCAAAAAGCGCAGGCGCGCTTCAGCCAGCACCTTGGTGCACTGCCGCTCGGCAACATCGGCGAATCCATAATCTCCTCCTGTCCGTATAGGATTCCACGCCTGTCGTGTAATTCCTGCTTGTTGATCAACAATATTCTCCCCATATGGAAAATTGCCAAATTTTTTGTCAACTAGGTCTCTTAACTGCATTACTGGCCATGAAGACTTAAATACTAAGTCGCCACTACAGGTGATGCTTACTTTCTTACTATCACGAGGAGTGTCAAGGTGACCCGATTCGACTATGCGTTTCTGGAAATCCATGGTCCAGTTTCGAATTAATGTATAGTCCGACATGAGGTACGGGTTCGATCCATTATCCCCAGAGCCCCATGGAATAGGATCGTTAATATCAAAGTCAGGATTTGCAGGATTGATACCTAAATACATGCCCATACTTTGCCTTCGTTGGCGCCAGCCGGGCATTTCGTCATTAAACCAAGCATAAAAAGTAGTATCATTGTTGCCTCGGGCGGTCGCTTCGGGCGAGCACAACTCGTTAGCAGCTGCAACCGAGCCGCGCCAAGTTGCGCCATCCGCGTCGCCAACATATTCCCTTATTTTAGAATTAATCTTATAAGGAGTGGTGCCTCGCAAAGAGAAGGGAAGCGGCAGGAATCCCTGTATCCGGCCGTCGGCTAATTGTGCAATTGTCGCAAACATCCTTTTAAACGCATCAAAGCCAATATAATATGTATTAATCTCATCGGTGGACTCGACGCCGCTCTGGTCCAGGGCGGCGCTCTGGTATGTGGTGAACCCTAATCCTTCGAGGGGGGTTTGGCGTTCCAGGGTCGCCGCGATTTCGTTCAGGCGCCCGGCAGCGAGCTGTAAAGTTGAGTTTCCCGAATTTTGGATGGTCGCGATCAATTCATTTATTTTCGTCAGATTGACCTGAATTTTAAAGAACTTTTCTAGTACGAGTCCTCCGTACGTCATAAACGAGTCAACCTCTTTATTGGCTTTGATGACCTCTGCTGACTCATCTGTATAGTCCGTGCCGCGGCGAGTTACATAATTATCCCATATCTTAGACCCTTCATTCACATAGTTATGAGCAAAGAAAAAATAATTCCTCGGGGTGCGCGTGTCTTCCATCCCTGAGGATTTCTGCCATGTCGCGATCGCATAATCCGGGTCGTCCGTCGGAAGACCATTTGTGATAGTGCCGTACTCTACTTCCGCGTCGTCGTCGTACGGTCTCATAAGTGGCAGCTCATCTGCAGCGTCAATCAGTTCCACGTGAGGAATTCCATGAATTAAGAAAGTCTCGATCGTATTATTTCCTAACAACTTAAAATATTCGTTAATGGTGGGGCCGGCTTTGAGCAGCCGGTTTTCAAAAAGATATCTCACCGCAACTGCTTGCAGGGCCGAGTTCTCGATACTGGGTGACATCGAGATGGGTGGGTCCGCGGACCATGCAGCTGTCAAACTTGTTATAAGGTTGACCTCGTCGCTGCCATACCCCCACACATTGGCTGGCTCGCCGGAGATGGGGAGTAAGAAGCTTCCATTAGCTTGGACTTCTCTTTTTATAATTTTCTTTACTGTCAGCGCGGCTCCCTTGCCCACAATCGGAGGTATCCCCGGAACTTCAATTGCGATAAAGCCTTGATGAATGCGTCGGGTTATCGTCTGCGATGCCAATTCCTTCACAATGGTTTCCTGTTCCCCACCCGAGAAAAAATTTATACCAAACTCGCTTACAATAAAAATATTCTTAAGAATAAAATCCACAACCAATACTTGCATATATGCATTTACGAGGCCAAGTATCCCAGCATCGCGGACGGGTCCTAATTCAGTTTCTTGATCGGAACATCCATTATCCACGAACTCTTGAAGCGACTCTCTTTTAATTTGATTCGCGTCAAGGAGGTCTATATCACCGGGTTGGCCGTCGCTGCAAAACTTGGGGAATAGGCTAAAATTTTCAAGCGCGCGTGGAGAAAAAAGATCAGAGTTCGCAATTTGGTAGGCGAACATGTTAATAAGTGAAAAATAAGCAAAAGGATATATTTTTTTAGTATAAATGGCCGCGGAAGGGAGCGATGGCGAAAGGCCATGGGAACCTAAGACGTCTAGTACTGACTCCGGGCCGCTGGCTATCGCATGCAAAAAAGACTCGCCCTCTAGAATTCGGGCTGATATTTGGTTAGGAGTTGAAGCAGGGCCCAGAAGAGCGTTAGCGGCCGTACCAGTAGTGGCATTTATATCCCCTGCGGTTATTACGTCGTTGAAAATATTTATGGTATCCCCGTATACATGCGTGCCCTCCTCGTTCGCTAGCTGAGGATCACCGGGGGAGCCGGGGTTGCCTGAGCCTTCTATGTTATAGACCACCGTTTTACCAAACCCAGTATTGGCCGCATTCGCTCTAATATTAACTAAAAATGCCCAATTTCTGACAAGATCTTGGAGGTTGGCATTCAAGGGATATTCCGGGAGGCCGTGTTGATCGAACAATGGGCAGCTGCCCACTATATAGTCCTCAATAGTTTCGTATAGCCGTTGAGTGGCCGGCGCGACGGCCCAGGTAAGGGCCGCGGTCATAGTACTAAGTGATTGGTTTTGAGCATTTTTGATAGCATTATCAAGGGTCTGCTGAAGGCCGCCGAACTCTCCATATGTGCTAGAGACTTGAGCGGGAATTAAATTCTCCATCATGGAGCCCAGACCGGGCGGGCCGTCATTGGGGATTCCAGAAGCAAAGGGTCCCGTGTTCATGGCGTCTTGAAGTTGTTCTAGTTTTTCTTGAAGTTCGGCATTTGCTGGTTCATTGGGGTCCGGGATTATAAGCTGAGTTTTGTACGCGCGAAGATCAGTTAAAAAAGATTGTTGTACGGGGGACAATACTGCATCGATAAGTGAGATAACGGAGTGGTTATAGCTCGCGATATCGGAAAGGCTCGGTACAATGCCGGCGCCGCAAGCCATATCCGCGGCAATATCCTTGATTCCATTTAAAATATCTAGCAAGTCATCAAAGGCATCTCCCAGAGCATCTTCAATGTCGCAGGGATCTATGCTTGTCAACTCAGGCACCAGTGAATCGTAAATGCCAAGACAATATGCAGGATCAACTAAGTCTCCCAAGCATCCAAAAAATACTTCTAGTTGCCCAATGTTAAATTCACTATCGACCACAAATGTGTCATGAACCGATTGGTATGACGGTCTCTTTAGTAAATTGGTTACAATCTGTAATACTTCATCAGACGCTGTACGGTTAAACAGATCGCAGGCTTCTCGAGCCGTAATCAAGGGTGCCAGGGCCTCTAAAAAACTTGTAATCTCTATGATGTTAAGCCCAAAATCTTCATAGCAATCTTGAGCAGTAGTAGCAATACTGGTAGGATTAGGCCAGGAATCAATAATGTGCGGTAATGGTTCTGAGGGAGGCGCCGTTTCGGCATCTTCTGTTAAGCATAGGTCCCGGATTAACTCTGCTATGGCTTCCATGGCTCCGTATAAGGCACTCATTGCGGCGCTCTTAAGGCCGGCTTCAATTTGAGCTTGGAGTTCTTTATTTATACTAATAATCGGCAATTTCATGTTCACTGCCGGGAAGCGGATCTTAATTTGAGGAGGGGAGGGGAGAAGAGGGTCGATCCCCGGAACGAAGTCTGGCATTGCTCCCTGAAAACCTAGTCGGTATAAAAGACATTCGAGGGCCGCTTCCAAGAGTACATCAATCTTCCATGTTGCAAGCCATTTGGAAAACTCAGCGGTGCTGTCCGCTACCTTTTGAAGGTCCTTTGTTGCTTTTTCCAAACGTTTATTTAGGGTGTCCTCTACGCTTTTCATCTCTTTTTGGCGCGCCTCAAGAAAGGCCCGATTTAATACATCAGGCTGCTTTGCAAACGCACTAAAAATAGTTTTTTCGGCAGATGTTTGCCCTAAGGGCCCCGCTTCACCTTCTTGGCTTTGTGTGGAGGCAAGATTGGCAACTGTATTGGTTTTGGGCGTACCAAAGTAATCTACCTCTATACCGGCATTTGACAAAAACGCATCAACAAATTGAGTCCAGTTAAGTTGGGTACGGCGGCGATTGGCGAGTGTATCAAAATGAGTAAGGATCTCGATTACATAGGGATTTGTGCCCTTAGGGGGCTTCCACTCCGGTCGAAGGCGTCCGGGCGCTAGCGGGCCTGCCGGGCCGGCGACGGCCCCAAAATAAAATTCAGTTCCTTTGTTGAGGATTATAGAATCAGCGTTAGTATCTTCTAGCGTTATGGCGCCCTCGGCCTGGGCATATGCTACTCTTTTGGGGGGAACCAGAAAGTTAGTTTTATAGAGCTGGACCGCAACCACACGAGGATCTTGTTTGTGCAACCTCAGGCGCATCCACGTAAAATTAGACTTTTTTAATCCATTAAAATTAATAAATGCATCTAAATGTTGAAAAAATTGTTTAACACGATGATAGAGAGCGGCAAATTGAATTGCCGGGGTGATTGACCCCTGAAAAAACTTCACTTGCTGATCGTATATTTTGAACGCTGTGTCTAGATTTTTAAGGAAGACTGGGATCTGGCTAAACCGAATATCAACATCAGCCCAGTGGGGAGCAGATCCTCGTAGGTCCACGAGTTGGGCCATGGTGCGTACACCGCGGTTGTACTCTGGGTTCGAAGCTATCGATTCGTTTGTCTTTGCTGTCAGCAATACAACAGGATTAGCCAGCTGACGTTTAGGAAAATAAACATTTTTAACCTCTAAATCATCAGGACCTAGGGCGTCAGAAGAAGATCCATAATAATCCAGGATGGTATCTACGGCCCAGGTTCGCAAAGAGAGTGGAGCATAATTGTCAATATCCGGGAGGTTGCGTTCGATGACCGGCGAATACATAGTAATGTAAACAGTATCAGTGCCGTCCGTGTATGGCTTATTAATTTGGCGATGATACCAATTGCGTTTTTTGTGACGTGGTTCGATTGACATTTTCCTAGTTTACATGATTGAGCGCGCTCAATACATATTTTTCTCCGAGCGGGCTAAAATAGTTATTTTTGTCCGTAGCTTTGTTAACAACCATACTAAAGGCCGACACCTCGGTCGTGGCTACTAGTTGAAAAGTGCTTTTGATGCCTTCAAACAATAGATTAAAGGACATCGAAGTTGGGGATCCCCAAAAGGGAGAATTATGATTATGTTCCGTTAGCTTCTGGTTGAGGCCTTTCTGATACTTAATAAACGAACTGACGACCTCCCGCAGATCATCGGTTTCAGCTGCAACTGTGGAAAGAGCTTCGAGCATGTTCTCTCCCAATACCATGGGCTGCAGACCTCCTGCTCCTCCTGCTATTATATCGACACCGGCATTTGTCATGGTACGATTGGACGAAGAGCTGCGGGGATCTGAGCCCGCTACTATTTTAATTCCAGCATCCCGAGATACGAGACGAATAGCGTCTGCTTTCAACCCTATAACAGAGGTGCCCATATAGTTTCCAATAGACCCCTCGGGGAGACCGCCCGCCATAAGATTATCATCCAAATCTGATTTTTGAGATACATACACCTTCGCAGCATCTAAAATCATATTGGGATTATTGTATAAAGAGTTCCCCTCCGCATCCACATTGGTTGCATAATCGCCCATAGAACCGGCGGTTATATCGATGGCGCCTGCAGGGACTCCTTCGCCTCCGTATCCACTAAACAGATCGCCCGGGCGGTCGACTCCTATACATATTCCTGCATTAGTGAGTCCACACAAGTAGGTCTCAGCCGGGGCGAGATTGCGCTCGGGGGTACGATCCAATGTAGGCCTGCAGCCTAGGCCGGACTGGTCTATACGGGCTGAGGGGGCTGGTTTTGATGCTGACCCGTTTCTGTTTACAAGAGAGTCGCCGGCGACGTCGGTTATCTCGGAAAGGAGCTTGCGAAACGGGCTAACATATTTCAAATAGTTTTTCATTATACTGCGCTTGGGAGGTTCAAAGGAATTTCCTGGGGGTTGTCGGAAGCTTCAAGGTGCTGTACTATCGCTTTAAAATACGCGAGGGCAATCATATCTTGTCCTGTATGGCTGGACTGAATTTGGGCATCTTCTAAGTTGGTGAAGAATCCTATTTCCCCTAGGCACGAATCCATTCTTGTTTGGCTAAGTACATAAAAATTGGCCTCGTAATCATGCTTGTAAGTTTGTGTCGCCTGTAGGTATTTCGGGTCGAACTCTTTGCATGTCTGCAGCTGCTTTGTCTTTTTTCGGTTCATCTGGGGCGACCCATCGTCGTTCCACAACGGGGTGCAATCTATTGTCTTCCACTTGCTGCTAGCTGCATATTCCTCGCCGCGGCGAGATTTTACTTTCATGCCGGTTGCCGTCGACTTAAAGGAGTTATAAAGAGTGTCCCCGAAGGCATCGCTGCCGTCGCTGCCTCCGGAAGTGAAGATGATCACGCCGCGGGTTTTGTTCCCGTTGCCAGCTGCGAGTTCCTTGCTCGAGCCGGCTGCGTTTCCATGTAAACTAATATACAGCGAATCTTTGGGCTCTTTGTTGGCATATCTTGTGCGGGCTCTGAGAGAGACGTTAGATTGCTCTAAGTCGTAGAAGGTAACTGGCTTATCAATCTTTTTGCCGGCAACTACATCATGGACTTCAACTTCTTGTTCCTGGATGGTGATGGCTTCTTCATGTACGTCAGTGGTGGGGGTTGTTATATTCAGCAACATGTTAATCAGCCTCCACGCGACCTCTCTATTATATTCTCCCTCAAAAAGAGTATTTGGATCTCCGTGAGCACTCAAAGGGGGGCCGCTATAGTTCTTGAATGTATATTTTTTCCCCTCCGAAGGTTTCATTTGGTACTTCTCTCCCACCATACCTCCATGACCATAATCAATGTAAATTCTTTTGTACTTAGGCTTATTTTGGCCGGTCGAGCTCGGTAAATCCTCGAGGGAGACGTCCTCTCGGAATAGGTCAGGCTTCGGGCTGCTCAGATCTTCGGCTAGTTCGGCCTCCATAAGATGTTGCACGTTCATATCCAAGGCACTATTAATACGACCTACGTCTAGGGATCCTGCGCTAAATGTTGCACTCACCAGAGCACCTGTCACAATTTTTCCATTTAACGATTTATCGTAGAAAAACTCAGGATATACATCGATTAGCGATTGGGCGTGAGAATCTCGTGGATCGACGGTGCGTGGTATGGGCAGCAGTGTAGTATGAAAATTATCCATAATCATCAACTTCGCTATTTGTGCATCATCGTCGGGCAGGCTGTCGCTCGTGCTCTGGATTGCTGGATCAAGACGAAGGACGATGCCTACAACCGAATCAGCGTTTCCAAAAGCTGAGGGGGTTGCTGCATTCAAAATGGTCCTACGTATTACATCAAAAGAACTCTCAAAACGAGTATCAATTAAAGCGCTAGGAATCCACTTAGGCTTCGGAAACATATCATACAGAGTTCTTAATGTGTGGTTCGGCAGCTCGTCGTTTTTACCCATCGCTCTGATCCTCACTTAAGAGATCAAATAATTGTTCTTTATCATCGGCTGTTAAGCCAAACTGCTCTGATTTTTGTTTTTGAATTATCGCCGCCAATTTCACCATTTGTTCATTAGAACGTTGCAGGTTTTCTACATATTTGGCGGCAATAGGCCCGAGGTCCTTCCGGGCGGCGTCGGAAACTTTCATATCACTAATCGCATCCATAAGCAATGATTTTGCCATGGCCCGGTCTTCGCGAATATTCGTGGTAGTTTCCCCGATATATTCTTCTAATTTTAAAGGTCGCCTTTTTCCCATTTATCTTTAAATACCCTATATCTCTTTCGGAGTTTGTTCAGATTATTAACAACCTGTTTAGTGTTAAGACCGGTGATCTCCCGTAGATATAAGTAAATAGCTTTTTTATTGAAAATTTCAATATGATCTGCAGAATCTAAAAGAATACGTACAGCCATCAACACTCGTTTTTCATTTTCTCTTAACATAAAAGAGTCCCAAGTATCAATCTCTCCGTATAGAGAAGTCCAAAATTCTTGCTCTGTCCGAACTTGTTCGTAAGTAGGCTCTTGCGATATCAGCTTTTCATCGAACTGGCAGAGGATATCCTCCATAAAAACTTCTATGCGGTTGCGCTTTTGGGTCTTTTTTACCTGGTGTATAAACCAATTTTTAGTTACCACACTAAAATAAGAAAATGCTTTGGACCCCTTTGAGGGATCATACTTATTAAGAATAGTGGTGAGCCAGATTTTACAATCGTCTTTAAGATAGTCAATGTTGGGCAGCGTTGTAAATTTATATGTATAAATTATTTTATCGACCATCTGGTCGAAGGCCGGCTGAATATATTCTATGTATAGTTTAGTTCGAAGTTCGCGGTCCTCTGTGTTAGAGTACTTAACTATTGCATCTTCGTGTACTTGGGTGAAATAATGATTTTTATTCCGTTTCTTTCTCTTCTTCTTCGGTAAGGTCATCAAGTTCCTCCTCTAACTCTTCATCTAATGTATATTCGAATACATCTCTAAATACCTCAATTTCATTCTGGACTTCATCGATGCGTTGGACCATTTCTTGAATCATTGGTTCTCCATGATAATTATTCATACTATATAAAGACTTTACAAACACTTGAAAGGCTTTAGTGGTTAGGTGTAGATCTGCCAAAGTTTGCGAAATATACAGAAACTTTCGCAAAAGACGTGACACATACCACAATAATAGCCCATTTAGGCCCACCGAAAGTGCCAGAGAGAGGTAGGTTATCATCTCTTTTTCACCAATTCCTCTCTCTGACTCCGCAACTCTCGTCGACTCGTTTCAATAAATTCTTCTGTTACATCACCCACTTTCTTCGGTGATGTCTCTTTTTTTGGGGCCGTGGCAAAAGCTGTTAATACTTTTATCAAGCTATCTGCCCCACTGCACTTTGGACAATCCACCATACTTTCGGTGGAGAGATGAGACAAAGTCATGTGAGCGGTGCATGCTGAGCACCTATAATTATAGCGTGGCACTTTCCTCTAACGACCCTCAAGTGCGACGAGGCGATTGTGAATGTTCTCGAGGTGCGCTTCCATCTCCCGTGCTTGTGTACGCAGCGCATTGGCGACGGTATCTTCAACAATCTGACGGACGGCCGCATCGCTGACTGTAAAGGCACCGGTGGATTTACCATTTTTTGCTGATTTTTTTATATTACGTGGCATATTCTGTTTCTCCTTTCTCTATTTCTATTATTTTTCAAACTTTTATTCGAATCTGTCGAGATGTTCAATTACTCGTCACTATCGCCATCGGGGGCGCGGACGACGGGAGGGTTGGTAACAATCAACACTGTTCCTTCACCTTCATGTGTAGCTTCCTCAAAAACCATCTCTTTCAATGTTGGTACGATATCACTTTGTTCCATCAAAGATTTTTGAAGGGCCATCATAACGGCACCAACCGCTTGATCTGATAAATTCATCTTTTTCTCCTTATTTTGTGCTTCGCGTATTTACCGCGCGCATATCATCTTGTTATATATTCTATCTGTTTCTCACAGATAATTTAACCTGTTTATTCCACTCCCTAAAATTTTCTATCACATACTCAGGGTTTGGATGCCATTCGTAGGCAGACAAAAACAAAACAGGGGTATCGAGGGGATTCCAGTTGTCTAAATAACGTAGTTCGTTTTGGGGCCTCGACCATACAACATGGGGCGCCCCGCATAAGCTCGCTAAGTGCATTGGCCCCGATGAGGGACCGAAGGCGGCCTCACAATTATGCAGAATATCAACTAATTCGGTGAGGGGGGCGCCCCTTAAATCATCTGTTCCGGGGAGGACCTGGGCCTCCGCTTGAGATCCCATGCACGCAACGGTGTGCCCCTCTTTTGTACATAACTCTAATAATTCCTCCCATTTAGCCATACTCCAGTTATCTTCCTTCCGGATCGAGCGAGTTCGGATATGAAAAATATAATCATATTTCCGCCGTTGGCAAGAACCATAACGAATATAATCCGGGACGATCGAAGCATTCGCGAGACTCACAGAGTCTTCAAAACTAGTAATACCATCGTTGGGGATACCAATGCGCCGCGGCAATAAGACACTAGTACCAGGACTTACAAGCAGCTTTTTGTGTTGTGTAAATAAATCTTTTAAGCATCGTTGTATATCACAGCCGCGACGAAACCACTGGTCAGACGGGCCTCCAGGTGGTTCGTAATGTAAAATAGAAGAGGCAAAATCTTCATAAAGAAGGCTCGAGGATTCTCGACAAATTATCACCGTTGTGTCGTAGTGTTTGGCCAATGAGCGCAGATATGCCTGCCACGCAAACAATTCCCATCCAAATTCTCCTACCCACGGCCCAGCAACTAATGTTGATTTAGGCTGGTCGTTCATAGATCTCTCTGAAATCTTCGATTCCCTCTAGATGCTCTATCCATTGAGGCAGTGTGTCTTCTCTATGAAAAAGGCGACCCTGCTCATCACCATGGGATTGACCCTTTGCAATATGAAATAAATTGCGATGACCGTACGTTTTAGCACAGTAGTCTAACCAGTAGTCTTCGTCTTCTAACGAAACTCGTTGATATACATCTCGCATCCACTGAACCTTATGATTTTGGTTATGGTTATATTCAGTCATCCAAAACTCTTCTTTCGCATAAGGATTACATAAGAAAGAGAGATGATGCATTAGACCTGTGCGTATCTGATTTTGTGGGGGGGATGACCAAACTTGTGTGGGCACAAAATAATCATTATCCTTTTGAATTTTCCACAGGCGGGGGCGGCCGGTGGATTGATTGAGGTATCGATGAAGATTAATATAGTAGAACCTCTCATTAAACAAGACTGAATCATACTTCGACTCTTCTACTATTTTTTTCACGTCGTCGATGGTTTCTTTGCTATAAAACTCATCATCATCGAGGAGCCATAGCCAATTTCCGGGTTGAAAATATTCACTTTGTTGGAGCATCTTGTTCAAAGTCACATTCTTAGTAGTGACATGGTTTCCTTGATGTTCAACAGTAACAAACTTAACCGGATATTCTTTAAAAATCTCTAGAGTTTCATCCTCATATTTGCGCATGTTATCAGTATGTGCCTCCACACATACCAATACTTCATCACACATATATGCAGCCTGCTCCATTACCGGGCGAGCAAAGGGGCCTGAGCCCCATGCAAATATAAGGCCCGTAATTTTAGCTTTCTTTTCTTCTCTCATAAGAATATCCTATTTTAACATATTAAAGCTGGTTTTTCAACCAGTCAATGAATTCAATTTGTGCTTTCCAGCCGAGCCGTTGATGAATCTTGTCACAGTTGGCCAATGTTGCAGCTGCTTCGCCGCGGCGAGGGGGCAGAAATTCGCAGGGGGCATCGATTAATTCAGCAATTTCCAAGATAGAGGTGTTGACTCCGGTACCTACATTAAACAATTCCCCGAAAACCTTCCGATTAGTCGTCTCCAGACATGCTATATTCGCCTGTACGACGTCTGAGACATGTGTGAAATCACGTCTTTGTCGCCCATTTCCCACGATTGTAAGAGGTTGGTTGTGTTTTTTTTGTTCTAAAAAGAGGCCTATTACCGGCGCATATTGCCCTTTTAAGGGCTGTCGGGCTCCATATACATTAAAATAACGTAATATTACTGTCTGAAGGCCGAACAAAGCAGTATACATAGAACACATATCTTCCCCTGCACACTTAGTAACTGAATATGGAGTTAGGCAATCCCGGGGCATCTCCTCTCTCAGCGCCGGAGGGGGCGGGTTCACAAGGCCATAAGCTGATGAAGTAGACGAATAAACAACTCTATCTACCAGGTGCTCCCGAGCAGCCTGTAGGACGTTACAGGTCCCTAGAACGTTAACTTTCGTAGTGGCCCGAGGGTCCCGAATAGAAGGTTGTATACGAGATCTAGCTGCAAGGTGAAACACAGCGTAAACGCCATCAAATAAAGGATATATTTTTTCGTAATCACAGATATCATAAGCATAGTATTGAGCCTTATCATTGTAATAAAATTTACTATTCGATGTCGCCGATAAATCGTCGATTACTACCACTTCACAGCCTTTCTCAATTAACGCATCAGTAATATGGCTTCCGATAAAGCCGCAGCCGCCTGTTACCAAAACTTTATTCATAGATGCAAACATGCTTATGCCACTCCTTTACCATACCTACGCGAACGCTAACAGCGTGACGATCCGATTCATTGCGAAGAAAGATATGTGTCAACACTTTTTGACTACAGGCAAAAAACGATAGTAACCCTTGGGGACCGTAAAAATTAGATGCTGCTGCAATCACTGAGAAACTCTCCGCTATAGTCGTCTTATTACGTAGGTCTACATAATTTCGATCGCCAAGAAGATCCAACGATTCATCATCCGTTCCCACGATTGCTAGAGGAAGGTCTGAAGCAATATGCTTTACATCCCCTAGGTATAGGCGGCGCCACGCTTGATTGATGCCCGAACTGAGCTGCACAACGTTATAGGCCTCAGGTAACGTTTTTGCCGCATATGGGGGCAAATCAAATTGAGGGTATGGTTCCCACGTTTCATGGTCCTCCATGTAACCGTTCACACAGACTTGATCAAGGGGGTCTTTTAGTAGTTCCACGGGAACCTGTGGGTATAAATTATAGATTTCTTGGATTGCGGAATATACATGTTGATGTTTTGAGTAGTGCTGTACCCTGGCGATGTTGTCAGTGTTTGCAATGAGCTTTAACACTATCATAAATGCATCGCCTAACGTGCCGCGGGCGTAAATAGTTTGTTTACTTTTGGTCATCCATAAATTTTGGCATAATCATGGCGGAGCTGTTCAGAGCCCGTGCGCACGCCGCTGTCAAAAACTCCCTGGCCGGCATAATGGATTATATGGGAGGCAAACCGATCAGCGCTTTTATTCCATTTCTCGGAAAACATTGTCATATGATTAAATTTATACCCCAAGTCCTGGATTTCAAAACCATGTTTGTAGATATTATACCCCAAATGTACATCGTCCTGCCCGGCGCCTTTCCAATAGTCATCATTAATGGTTTGATAGATATCCTTATGACACTTTGATGTAATAAAAACTCCTGTATTAATATATTGTTCTTTCCAACCAATGGAGCCATATTGTTGCTGAATGGCTGAAATACGATGTAGCCGGTCGCCGCGGCGCGTTCCTTTGTCTTCCAAAACAGTGCCGATTTTATTATATTCAACCATCTCAAAAATATTTGGACAATCAGGAGTGAGAAGAAGATCGGTGTCCAAGATGAGGATCCGGTCATATTCTTCATGCAATTCTCCATGCTTAAGAATACGATAGTGGGAGCGGCCATTTCCTTCTTTGCATCCCGACTCATGATCCAAAACCATAAAATCAGCCCCGACTCTATCGGCGTATCTTTTGAACAGTGGATGAGTGATATCGGCATCATCTTGAACAGTTGCATCTGCTCTGGTTGTAATTAATAACTTCATTGGTACCCAAACTCCTTTTGGTATTTCTCTAAATTTGCGAACAAGGATTCCAAATCTATATCATGCGTTGTAAAAAACCCCTCATAGACTGTGTCAACCCTTTCGTGTAATGCAACCTGGCTCGGATCTAGTGTTTTATATCGTGTAGCTTTATGTGAATTTCTATAACGATGGGTAAAGTTTTTCATTTCTTCCCTGTACTCGATCTCGCAAAAGGTACATACTCCTTGAATGGTTTCGTCAAATTTTAAAATAATATCTTCCATCTTCACTACCAGAAGCTGAGTAGGGTGACGCTCTTGAAGAAAAGTATAAACTTTATGCATCCATTCTATGTCTTCTAGACACCCCTCATAGGTAGCATCGTCCGATAGGTTGGGCGAATCTCCATTAGGCTGGCCGCGATATATTTTAGACAGCGCAGTGTCCCGGAGGTCGCGAATAGTCCACAAGACTTTAAGATCCGGATTCAGTGTTAACAGGCGATCTGCCATTTCAAGTTGTGGCAAATAGACAGTGTCACATTTGCTCAAATAATTAGATGGAAGCTCGGCTCTGTGGAATACCTGCTTATCTTCTACAAAGGGTATTGCCTGTAGTTCCGGTGCCCCCCTTAAAATCTCCAGCAGCATGTTGGTGCCCGTACGGCCGCAGCTAAATACTAATACGCTCATGGTTTGTTTTTTCCATACATCTTGGTTGACCCTTGTTTATATAGTTTTTGTAGGTGACCGGTCTCAATCATGTGGTTAAGTGATTCGTCAATCTCTTGAATAAGATCATTTCTATATGAATTCGCCACATTGGTGATCCGACATGCATCAGCTATTTCTTTATCCGTGGCGTTACTTTTTCTTTTAACATCCTCTGCTGTCCAAATTCTGATGTTGGCGATCGTCAATTTATCCACTAGATTTCCTATTGTATCAGACATAGTTCTTCCTTTACTCTTGTTACTTTCTATTATATCAGTCTACAAGAGAAATTACAAGAGAAATTACAGTTTTCTCTTTTCTGTTTTATTTTTTTCTCTTATAAACGGCATTATACTTAGCCTTCTCTGCTTTGAAGTTTGTCCCGAAGTTTTCCGTAGTGACCGTAGCGCACATTTCAACATATCGAGAGTACCAAGGATCCGGGATTTTTTCATAACCCCAGGCCCCAAGGTAGGCAGCAAGAGACTTGTTCTGATTTTTGCTGTTGTGGATTACTTCGGTCTTTATGTACTTGGGTTTAACAAGATCAAAGTCTGTAGTCATTATAATATCATAATCAAGTTTCTCTACGTCTGTAATTAGTAAATCAAAGTCTTGGCCGGCCATATCATACTTGACCACCAGTTCTAATAATGTCATTGCATCAACAAGGAACTCGTCGGGGCCTGTGGGGACTGCGCCGCGGACAATACTGCTTTGCTCCCCTGTTTTACCAGTTTGATGGATAAGAACTTTGCCTTCTCTGTCGAGCGGAAATCCTTGATTACCGTGATCAAGTCCTAACTCTTTTTTAGGTGGCGGCGCTGGGTCGGGGATGATAGCTATGGGCTCAAAATAACTCCCTGTAAGATTTTCATAACATTTAGTAAGTTTATCAAAGCACTCCGGGACCGGCTCGACGAAAATCCCATTCCAACCCATCTCGGGGGCAAGCCACCACATCATATCTGACATTGACTTGCCAACGTTTGCTCCGAGTTGAATAAAATTAATCATTTGCCAATAATCTCGAACTCAGGACATGGAACAATAAACTTGCCACCTCCCTCTAAAAATTCTTCTTCGCGCTCGACGAACTCTTTAATAAAATGCCAGGGTAACACCAACAAATAGTCTGGCTTGTCTGCACGCATTTCCTTTTCCGATACGATCGGAATATTGGTTCCTACTACATATTTGCCAAACTTTTGAGGAGATCTTTCAGCAATTGCTATAATGTCTTCTGTTGTCAGGCCATAATATTGTAACAAGGTGTTTCCCTTCGTTGAAGCACCATAGCCGTATACTTTTTTCCCCTTCGCGACCTCGGCGCGAATAAAAGAAACTGTTTGTTCCTTCATTGACTCCAACTTTTGAGAAAATTCCTTCCATACGGCTGGGTCAGAAATGTCCATATGCGCTTTTTCATATGCCAAAAGCGATTCTACTCGAAAGGCACAAACATCACGTAATGGGGTTGTTCCGAAGGAGGTCTCCTTGGCGCCTTCTTTCTGAACATACACCCGGAAACTCCCTCCATTGGTATCGTTCAATGAACAATCCATAATTTTCAGGCCATGGGCCTCCATAAGCTGTTTGATACTGGCAAGAGAATAATAATAAACATGTTCATGGCAAATATTGTCAAAAGCCATCTGTTTTACCATTAAGGGAGTATATGACATCTGTAGGACCCAAATTCCATCGTCTTCCAAAACTTCTTTCACGTCCTCTATAAAGGGCGCCGGGTCGTCGATATCATAAAACATAGCGATAGTGGTGATAACCTTACATTTTTTATCTCCATGGCCTGTTCGTTGGTAGGCACGGAGCGAAAAGTAATCTTGTACCACCGAGTCCGCTAGCTGTGAGGAAAACTCAAGAAAGGAATCTTCGACGGGATCAATTCCCACTTTTGTAAACTCATCGGGTATAAAATTAAACATCGTACCGTCGTTACACGCGATGTCCAACCATACATCGCCGGACGAGTATTTAACTCGGCTGGCAGCTTCTTCAGCTATCTCTTTCAATTGATTTGTCATGGAGGCATTTGTCCCAGAGCGGTACCAATAGGTGCCGTACATTTTATCGGGGTCGACCGCCTGAGTGAGGCGAAGGGCCCCCTTCTTCTCATCTAATATAAGTGTTAGCGGCGCTAACTCCCTCCCTTCGTATTCAACGTCAGGATCAGCTAAAAAATCCGAAACGTATAAACTTCCTAAGTCTAGTAATATATCAGCCATCATTCTCTCCTTTTACAATAAAAATCATTTATTTTCCAGCGTGCATCTTTATAATAGCCTTTATGTGCTAAATACGCTTCGATCTCTGGGTCATTAAAATTATTCTCTACCACCAGCAAAGATACATCCCACAAATCCAGATTTAAGCCCTTAAGTGCATCAAGCTCTGTACCTTCGGTATCAATTGAAATAAAATCAATCTGTGTATCAAATTCTTGTTGTGCCAGTATTGTATCTAATGTCTTTACGTCCACCATAATTTCTGATTTAGAATTAATGATATGATCGTGTTGTTCGACAAGCCGCGTATCGGGCATTAGTCCACTCACTGACGACATAATATTGTGTTTCCCAATATCAAAAACAGTAAAAGGCACATTATTTTGGTTTTCGCTTCCGCATGCGCATCGGACCGACTCTTTACGGATCTTTTGAACCATTTCATAGTATTGAGGATTGGGTTCGATACATAGGGCGCGCCAGCCGAGCTTTTCAAAGTAGAGGGTGTTAGACCCACGCTCTCCATTAGCGGCGCCCACTTCAACACATGTCCCGCGCAGCTCGCCAGGGAAATATAATTCTATTAACAAATCAGTACTAAACTGACCATGATATCCGGTTAGTGGTTCGTAATTCATTGTCGGAGTTTGTCCTTGTGTCTTTGGAGATATGCAAGTAAATAGTCAATATCTTCTGGGTTGGGAACGACATCATTGCTAGTACCATACAAACGACCACACCATGGTCGAGGGATTGGTCGGCCTTTGAAAAATACGTTACAGTTATAATAAAGATCTTGCTCTTGATCTAATGTAAGAATAAGGGCGCCGTCGTTGTAAGAGGCTCCCATGTTTTTTAGTTCAAAATCCCAGGCCGTGTAGCCGGGCTTTAAAAATTTAAGAAAATATTCCTTTCTCCAAATTGCAGGGGCCAAGCTAGTCCGATAGGAGGCGTTCTGTCTCATCATAAGAAGACCCTCCTGGTATGGGTCGGATCGATTTTGTATCGTGTTGTCTAAATGAGCCTTTTGAGCGCCGGCTTTTACACAGCCTTCAAGAAGATCTACCTTCTTTTGTTCTATATGATTTAGTAACACCACATCTTCTACCGTAAAACCAAAATATTCATCTTCTAAGTTTTCAATGTACGGAATAAGAGGATCAGTCCAATTGCTACCAAAATTTTCTTGTTTTCCTAGGGATACAAAGTCAAAGCCATCAGGGAGTGGTGCATACTGGCATTCATCGAATCCAAGGAAAACCACTTCTTGTCCCGGCCAGTATTTTTGATAGAGAGTTACAAACGCTTCTAATAAAAACGAATACTGCGACGACGTGGCTACAAACATTTTCATAAGTTATGAACTGCCTTCGTTAGTTCAATATCGTTGGTGACCATCCTAGAAACCATTTCATCAAACGATACTTTCGGCTTCCAACCTAAAATGCGATGCGCCTTTGAGCAATCACCGATTAACACATCTACTTCTGCAGGTCGCATGAAAGCCGGGTCTTGTACCACATAACGCTCCCAATCCGCAATTCCCACACAAGCAAAAGCCTTGCTTAAAAAGCTTTTAATAGAATGACTTTTGCCAGTTGCTATAACATAATCATCAGGAGTATCCTGCTGGAGCATCAGCCACATAGCTTCTACGTAGTCCGGGGCATATCCCCAGTCACGCTTAGCCTCGATATTTCCCAAGGCTATGTGGTCCGCCAAGCCTAGGTGGATTTGAGCGACACCATCCGTAATTTTACGGGTGACAAATTCCTTGCCACGGCGTTCGGACTCATGATTAAACAGAATACCACTGCATGCAACAATCCCATATGATTCTCTATAATTTTTTGTAATCCAGTGCCCGTATAACTTTGAAACCCCATAGGGACTGCGGGGGTAAAACCGGGTCGTCTCAATCTGTGGTGTCTCAGTTACTCTGCCAAACATTTCAGATGTCGAGGCTTGATAAAACTTAATAGGGCGATCATATTCTCGAATGGCTTCCAGCATCCGTAAAACTCCTAGTCCATCAATATCCCCAGTCGTCTCCGGAGTATTCCAACTCTCACCCACAAAAGACATGGCGCCTAGATTATAAATTTCGTCTGGTTTTGACTCTTTAATCACCCGTAGTAGTGAGTTTTGGTCTCCCAAGTCGCCGTTAATAAATGTGATCTGGCCTTCTAGGTGGCCAGTATTTACCCTATTTTTACGGGAAGAGCGGCGCTCCATACCATATACATTATATCCTTTAGTAAGCAAGAAATCTGCCAGATAGCTGCCATCTTGACCATTGACTCCCGTGATAAGGGCTGTTTTCATTCTTTATCTCCCAAGTTTCTCAAAACTGTCATGTGGTAGTTGTATTGCGGATATTTAAAAATATCAACTATTTCAAAATTATACTTGCTGCAAATTTTCGGGATATCGTATCTTCCCGGGATCTCATGGGCTGATTCTACCAATCGATCCAATCCACCCATTAATATTAAAATCCCGCCCTCGGTTAATATGGCTTTTGTTTTGTGTATGGCTGCGGCTTGACCCCCTTTTTTCAAGGCCTTACTGCTGCCTGTTTCATCTTTAAAATTAAAAAGATAAAAAACGCCGTTCATAAAAATGATATCATACTTTTGGGCGCCCATCCAATCGGGTATATCGAAATCCATCAGACCAATTTGTTGATAGTGTAAATTATCAGCCACAAAAAGAGGGTTGAGATGTTGCCATGGATCTATGGCACTGACGTTCTTTACGTAGGTTTTAAAAAAATTAGAGAACCTTCCATTTCCACATCCAACATCTAGCACTGTTTTATCTTTAGAAAAACAATCCTCTATGTGGGGCCAAATATCTTTTTCAAAATCCGACACCCTTGGGCGACCCTTGATATCACTGTAATCATTATCATACCAGGAGTCGCAGCCCCTCATCGGGGTACTTTTCTTTTCCATCTTTTTCTCTTCTAATCTCTCTTAAGTTTTAGTGCCAAGGTGGCACCGTGTAAATCATCTAAATTCATTGTTCTATGTTTTCTCCTTGTACATTAGCCAATTGGTTGTATGATACGAATCCATCGTGCCGGCGTCGGACCAAACGTCTTCCAGTACGGAATGGCCGCATGCGTCGCGTGCAATAAAAGCATTATTAACGCTGGTAATCTCATACTCCCCCCGATCTGACGGGGTGGTTCCCTCAATAATATCAAAAACTTTATTGTTGTAAAAATAAATTCCAACACAAGCCAAATTGCTCTCAGGTTTTTCTGGTTTTTCGTTTATCTCGCTGATTTTGTCGCCCTTGAATGTGACAACACCATACCGACGTGGGTCGCATACTCGTTTAAAGAAAAGGTGGCATTCTTCCTCACTCTTCGCATACGCTTCGACAGCCGATTTCAGGTTGTCTTTAAATATATTATCACCAAGGAGGACTACACACGATGAATCTCCCACAAAGTTTCTGCACAACCGCAGGGCCCCGGCGATGCCGTCGGGCTCATCCTGAACCTTGTATGTAAGGGAGCACCCATGGTCTTTGCCGGATCCCAATAAAGAAGTAATTCCGGTGGCATGGTCGACTCCCGTTACAATCATAATCTCCTTGATGCCGGCTTCTGTCAACTTACGAAGGGGGTAGTAGATCATGGGTTCACCAGCAATAGGTAAAAGGTGCTTGTTGGTAACTTTTGTAAGAGGGTAGAGGCGTGTACCTTGACCTCCCGCTAAAATAATTCCTTTAATATCTCTCATTATACCACCTTACTGTTGATGCGATACCTTCTTCAAACGATGTTCGAGGAGTCCACCCCAACTCATTTTGAATTTTCGTATTGTCAATCGCATACCTAAAATCATGACCTAAGCGATCCGTCACATGTTCTATGCATTCCTCGGGCACAACCTGAAGATGGTGGCATAGAACCTGAATCATTTCAATATTCTTCTTTTCGCAATCAGCGCCCATACAATATGTTTCTCCCAGTTTCCCTTCAGTGAAAACCTTCCAAATACCATCGCAGTGATCCTCAACATAAATCCAATCGCGCACATTCAAACCAGCTCCATACAAAGGTATTTTTTTCCCTTGAAGCACCGACCGAATAACAGTAGGTATGAATTTTTCATCGTTCTGGTGAGGTCCATAATTATTCGAGCAATTCGATATGGTGACCGGGAAACCATATGTATGGTAATAGGAGCGCGCAATAAAATCAGAAGACGCTTTTGATGCAGAATACGGATTTTTTGGATTATAGGGAGTCTCTTCGTTGAATTTACCCGTATCTCCTAATTCCCCATAAACCTCGTCGGTAGATACATGATGGAATCGCTGCACTTTTTGTCGACGAGATATCTTCAGCAAATTGTGGGTTCCCACAACATTGCTTGTCACAAAGGAACTCGGGTCATCAATAGACTTATCCACATGCGACTCTGCCGCCAGGTGTACAACGTGAGTTATACTATGTCGTTCAAATACTTCCAAAAGATCCGACGCGTTACGCAAGTCGACCTCTTCAAACACATATTTTTCGTCATCCTGAAAGTCTTTAGTATTTTGGAGGCTGCCGGCATATGTCAAAGCATCTACATTAACCACCTTTGATACCGAATCTCTATGACGATCCAGTACCATTTTTACAAAATTAGATCCTATAAATCCACATCCTCCGGTTACAAGCAGATTCATTATATTACCTTTACATCCTTAAATATTTCAAACTCCGTCAAATCTCTATATGGTGGATCTTCCGGGATATCTGGCATGTGCTCAGGATAATTTTGCATCAGCATGAGACCAAAGGCTGCCTGTTCGGGGGTCATATACATATTCCACCCCCCTTCATCCATCTGATCTTCATGATACATCTTGGCAGAGCGCCCTTCATAGCGGCGCGCTTTTAGCCATTCGACTGCTTCCGCGTTATCTGTTAATATGATGCCGCCTTTACCAATTTTGAGATGCTTCTTGATATGAAAAGAAAGACACATATAGGCACCGGGAATATACATCCCAGAAGTAAAGCGCTTGGCCGCGTCATAAATGGGAAAGGGTTTCAATTGATACGCACCCTCCCACTTTCTCTCATCAAAAATCAGTATTCCCCCCGCTTGTTGTATAGATTGGGGAGTTGAGAGATAAGTGCGCTTTGGAATTGTAACCTCTTGGTCTGCAACATTATTCCACTTACACGCCAAGAATAATGCATTGGTACAGCTATTCACCGAAACGGCATATGGTGCTCCGGTATAATGAGCTACCTCCTCCTCAAACATCTCAACTATTTTATAAGGACTGTGTAACATTGTTCCTTGTCTCCATATTCTTGTTATTTTCTATTATATCATTCTACAAGAGAAATTATAGTTCTAGCCCAATTTTTTGGCATATACTTTTGAACTGTATTAAAGCCGTGTGTTCGGATCTGTTCTCTCTTGTCTTCGTTGCTAAGATAATATCTTATTTTTTCTTGGAGTTCGGCCGGCGACGTAAAGATGTCGAAATCCTTTCCTGGTGTAAAGAGATCATCCATCCCCTTCCAGGGTGTCGTAAGCAAAAAGCCTCTGGCGGCTAGAATCTTATATAAGCGCACAGACGTTCCTTCTGTGGAAGTATGTGAGAAATTAAGATTTATTTTGCTCTGATTGACCACCAGGTTGTGCTCTAGACCATGGACGTTCTCAAAATGCTGAAATTTTACTGTGTCGAGGTACTTTTGGCGGTCTGTATGTGTGCCCGTGGGGGCTCTTACATTTCCGATAAACGTTACATCATATTTTGAGTCACAGTCGGGGAGGGGATAATTCATCTTGTCGTCCGGACATTGAGGGATAAATTCCGAATTAGGATTATATTTAGCCGCCTCCTGTACAACACCCTCAATTCCTCCCACAAAGTACGATACTTTTTTGATTTTCTCTATCAACTCAATGTTAAAGTTATTCATTCCGTCCATATACCAAAGCACACTAGACCCTATAAGGTTGGCCGCGTCCACGACGCGCGAGGCCATCATATTACACTTACTAAAAAGGATGATATGAGGCTGAATTTCATTGATCTTTTCTATTAGATCATCATCCCGTGATTTAGCAGACGAGTACTCTCGTAATTTTGCTCGATAATCGTATGCATAAGTCTCCCAGCTATTGTCGAGGAATCCTCGAGCTTGGGCCACATTTGTTGAGTTGGGGGTAAAAACTCCCACAAACAGTATTTTACGGCTCATTTATCAGTCTCCTTTCTCGATTCGATGACTATCAGAATCAAAATGCTGCGTTGAAAATTCAAATACTTCAGTATCTTCTAAGGCT